CAACGCCCTCGAACAACTGGCGCAAGCGTTTCACGACGCTATCGCCGCAGTCCGGGAGCACGGCAAACCCGCAACCGTGAACCTGAAAATCACCGTCGGGACGCTGGGCGAAGGCCAGCATAAGCTGGTGGAACCGCCCATCATCATGCAGGCAGAGGTCAGCACGAAGCTGCCGAAGGCCGCGCCGCCAGCAACGATCTTTTTCGTTGACCAGGACGGCAACGCTACCCGCAATCTCACCCGCCAGCAGGAAATCAGCCTTTCCGTTGCCGGCGCTACCGCAGAAGGGAGCAAATAGAAATGGCAGACATCGATTATGGCGAGGTAGGCAGCAACATCGTCTACACCGCGCTGCACGCCGGAGCCGCAATCGCGGATCCGAAGAAAAACCCGGAACCGCACGGCCGCGCCTACGCCGTGGTGCCGGAAGGGTCCAGCCTAGAGTACCTGGAGCGTCCGGCCTTCCCGCTGCGTCGCGCCGGCACAGTCAAGTTGTCGGATACGGCCAGCTTCCTCGAATACTGGAAGCGCCAGGGCGATCAGCCCGGGTCGTATATCTACGGGTCCATGGTCCCGGCGCAGTTCCTTGCGGTGCTGAACGAGCATTACCGCGAGCATCCGGACTGGCGCGATCACCGCGCCCTCTACGCGCTCACGCACTCCGACGAGTGGAACACATGGGCCGGTAAGAGCGGGAAACAGTTCGACGGTAACGACGTGTTTGCCGCCTGGCTAGAAGAAAACCTATTCGACATCGTAGCGCCAGAGCCGGCGAAATTCATGGACGTGGCCCTGAATATGAGAATCCGCCAAGGGCAGGTATTTGGCAAGAAAGTACGCCTGAACGATGGTGACATCGTGCTCGAATACTCGAACAGTGTGGAGGGAACGTCCACAATGGCTACTGGTGAAACGCTGACCATACCAGAGCGCTTCGAGATTAGTGTGCCGGTGTTCAAAGGACGTGATGCGCCGAAATACATCGTCGAAGCGCGTTTCCGTTATCGCCTGAACAATGGATCGCTCAAGATTCACTATGATCTAGTTCGGCCAAACAAGACCATAGAGACAGCATTCGCGGCGCTGTTGGACGAAATAGAAACCACGGCGAACACCAAAATCTTGTGGGGCACGCCTGAATAAATGTCTCAGCGCGTCGACATGGAGGGGAAAAGATTCGGGCGCCTGATAGGCGTTCGGATCTCTGGCATAGACTCGCGCAAACAAGCCAGATGGATATTTGGGTGCGACTGCGGAAATAAATTGGAGGCTCTTGGCTCCTCTGTACGGAGGGGTGTTACAAGATCATGCGGGTGTCTGCGAGTGGAGAGCAATCTCACTCGATTGCAAACTCACGGCATGCGTGACAGCGATGAATATGCAGTCTGGTGCGGAATGAAAGCTCGCTGCTATAACAAGAACAACCCACGTTTCAAGCATTATGGTGGACGCGGAATCACCGTCTGTGACGAGTGGCGCGATTCGTTCCAGGCATTCTACCGCGACATGGGTTCATGTCCGCCCGGACTGACCATCGAGCGCAAGAACAACGACCTCGGCTACTCGAAAGGCAATTGCATTTGGGGAACGGATACGGAGCAGGGTCGCAATACGCGCCGCGTAGTTATGAGTATTGAATTGGCGCGCGAGGCGCGAGCGGTGCGCGCTTTAGGCGGCAATATAACTGCTTGGGCGCGCATGCGCGGCGTGTCGCAAAGCGCTGCTCAGTGCGCCGCCACTGAACGAACTTGGAGAGAATAATGGAAAACGGAAAGGCAGCATCACAATACCCCGCAATGACGCTGTGCCCAGACTCTAAGGTAATCCAGAGCTACGGCTACAGCGAGGAAACAAAAGCGCTGTACATCAGATTTGTGCACGGCAAAAAATTGTACTCGTATGCGAATTTCCCCGCCGACCTGTACCAAGCAATGAGGGAAGCAGTCAGCGCCGGCAAGTTCTTCCAGCAGCGCATCGTCAAGTTGTACGACGGGAAATACATCAACGAGGCCGAGTGACCATGTGGGTGGAGGTTGGAACCAATCTCGCCCAGGTCATCGGCGGGCTGAGGATGCAGCTTGAAAACGAGCTTGACACGAAGCTGCCGCGCTACCACCCGCGCAAGGCCGGCGCCATGCCGGAGCGAATCTACAACGCGCTGGTTAAGCATGGCGACAAGATCGACTGGCGCGGCATCGTGAAGCTGTGCCACATCACACCAGCGGAACGGATGCGCGCCGCGCACTCCCTTCTGGATCTGCTGGAATACAAACACGTGCAGCGCGAGGGCAAGCGGCGCTCGTACAAATACTGGGCAACAAGGAGAGCATGATGGGAACGAAGCAAAACGCTGGGCAATTCGATTGCATGGAGAAGATCGCGCCGGACGAGCCTTTCTTCGTGCTGCGCGCCAAGGATCCGATCGGCGTGCATGTGGTGCGCTACTGGGTAGAGCATGCGCATGCCGCTGGGCACGAAGCCGAGAATATCATGGAAGCGTCGATATGCGCCGACGACATGGACACGTGGCGCGCGATGAAGCAATCGCAGGACGAGGCGATCGCCGACCAGGAGAAGCTGTTCGCGCTCGAAGGATCACTCAAGCTATTCGCTGGCTGGCGCATTGAATACGCTGACCACGCATTCAGGTTCGTGCGCACCGACGGCGAGGGCGTGATTACAGCCGTATCGCTGCGCGGCCTGATCGAGAAGATGCCGAAAGACGATATCCCGTTCTGACATGGGCGAGCACCGCAGCTACGCGAAGGAAAGCCGGTCGAACTGGGGCACGTCCAGTTCCGATGCTTTGTCGATCGAGCAGATTACGCTCGGAGCCACGCTGCGCATCGCCGACGCAACTGAGGCGATGGCCAAGAGCCACACCGCGCTGATTGAGGAAAAGGAACGGTACAAACGCTGGCACGAGGAGAAGTCTGCAGCCTACGATCGGCTGGAGCGATCTTACCGCGCCGTCCGCGGCCACCTGACCAGGATCAAGCGGGAGCGCGACACGGTAATTCACGGTCCGCCATTGAAGCTGGTTATCAACGGCAAATAAAAAAGGGCGCATCAAGCGCCCTTTCCTTTGGTGCCGATCGATCAGGGAGCGTGAAGCTCGTCCTGCAGCGCCTTGATCTTGGCGTTGAGGGCGTCCCACTCGGCCGGCGTCGGATCCCGGTTCTCGTCGGCCATGGCCTTGAGGGCTGCATTGCCGGACTGAACCAGGTCGGCCACGTTCTTGCCCGCGGCCAGGAGCGAGGGCAGCATGCCCAGGAGTTGCGTTGCGTAGAGAAGCGCTTGCATGTCAGCCTCCGTCACTTGACCGCTAAAGCAGCGGTAATGGTTGCGAAGGCAGACACCGCTTGCTCTGCCGCCTTGATCGCCGTCTGCGCGTTAGCCCCGGCCCCCTGCGTTCGCACAGTGTTCTCGGCCGCATTGAGCAACGCGCTCGATGCCGTGTCCACCTTCTGCAAAGTAGCTACGATGTCGGGTTTGGAGCATAAAGGCGGAGCGGCCGGCGCGCACACCGGCAGTTTCTTGTAGGCCACGGCGACGGCCAGGGCAACGGCGTAGTTCGACTTCGCCGAGTAGACTGACTGCTGCGCGGACTGCGGCGTTGTAGCGCAGCCGAATCCGGTCAGAACGGTCAGAGCGAGTAGCGCGATCCATAATCGAAATCTGTTCACATGCGTTCTCCTTGGTGGTTGGGGTTAAGGCCGTCTCCGGCTGAAATTAGCTTACGCCTTTACCCTCAAGGCGGCAAGCCTGGCGTGTAGGTGGTCGGCTGGCCTTTCCTGAAATGCGCCGTGAGCACCTGGAACCGCGGCGCCTCGGCGGCCCTGGCGATCCCGATGTGCACCCACCGCCCCTCCCAGATGAGTTGGTCGAACCGGATACCGGACGAGTAGATCACCCGGCAGATCTCCAAGGGCGGCCCGTATCCGGCAGCAGTGAAGTCGCACGCGCGCCCCTCCGGGTGCGCCGACGTTGGCGATCCGCCCACGATCTTGTTCAGTTCCGGGCAGCGCACGCCGGAATTTACGTGCATTGGAACACCCAATAGCGCGCGCACGGGCTCCAGCGCGATCACGACCAGGCGATCCAGGTTGTCGATATGCTTCTGCGCCCAAGCCAGGTTGTCGTCGATCAGGTCACGGTGCTCGGTGACGGAAAGCTCCTCCAGCGTGAAGTGGTCTGAGATCCTCACGGTTTTGGTTCCTCGTCCGGTGGCGCCGGAGGGGTTGGCATCCCGGTGGCCGCTGCCACGGCTGCTGCGGCGGCCGGCGCGGAGCCTTGCGCGATCCTGCCCATCGCCGCATTGGTGTCGGTGGCCGCCTTGCTCGATCCCAGCCAGTAGCCGACGGCGAGCAACGTCAGGTTGATTACCGTCTGCAGAATTGTGGACCGCTCGGCCTGGTCCTGCCCGGAGAGTACGTTTGCCGTGACAGACGCGAAGATAAACAGGAGGATGTACGTCACCCCCTTCTGGGTTGAAAACTTCGCCTCGTCAACTTGAAACGGCTGGCGACGATCGTTCATGGCTATCTCCTACGAGTGCCCGGTAATCTTTGACACAATCCCGGCCCAAAGCGCTACCGCGATCGCACCAACGAGCACGGTAATGAATGCGAACAAACCCCTGTCTGCTGCGCGGCGTAGTGTTGCTCCGAATCGCAGATTTTCCCGGAATTCCTCGACATCCTTCGGGACATCAATGTTAACGCCGAGAATTGCGAATACCCTTTTCACCGCAATCTCGGCTGATTTCTCCAGGTAAGGGCAGTTTTCTTGGTTCGGCTCGCAACTAATGATGTTAGACATGACGTATCCCCATTTTGTTTATTGTTGTTGCAGCAACGACTCAGAACGCGACGATGCCTCTCCGCGCATTTTGTTTGGCGCCCCCTTGATAGCACGCTGCAGCCGCGGCGTCTGTGCGTCAGCGAGCGCTTTCTTGATCGTTGGCTCAGACAGAGAAACGCCAGCCTTTTCAGCGTCGTTCGCAATCTTGTCGAGAGCATAATCCAGTTTAGTTTTCCCGTCTTTGTCCTTCTTCTCGTCGCTCCCGTAGTCGCGGTTCGCCGAGATAATCTTGTTCAGGTAAAGCTGTGTTTTCTTCTTTTCCAAGGCGGTTTCCTTGGCCAGCCCCTGTACCTCGCTGCGTGCCATAGCAACATTGGTCGGAGTGGAACCGAACGCCATGCGCGCCACATCGGCCTTTGAGAGTTGGTTCTCATCAAAGTCCGTCCGGTTCTTCCACGGGCTCACCCAGTCGATCTTGTTGTCGGCGAATGCCTCGTAGAACCTCTTGGTATCGGTAACGGACATGGCGATCGGCATGCCGTTCGCCATCGCCTCTATCGCCTTCAGCGGCTTGCCGGCGCCAGGACTCACGTTCGCTAGTTGGTCAACGAATCCGGCTTGTAGCTCCCCGAGCTGGCGGGCTTTGTCCATAGTGCTCCACCACGGCCCGAGTAGGTCGGTAGCCTGCTGCGGCGTGAACTGCTCGCCCATGCCGGCGCGGGCGGACATGTCCTCGCCAATAGCCCAAGCAGGGAGCCCGCGAGCGACAACAGTGGCCGCGCCGGCTGCCAGCTTGCCCAAAGCCTGTGCCTCAAGCGCTTTTCTCTTGATCCAATCGAGAGGATCCCAATCGCTGACGCCCTTGATGATAGAGGCGAGTAGCGCAATGAACGGAAGCCCAAGCGTGCCAGCGACGAGGAATACCGACATGAGATTCCACAATAGGGCTTCGCGCGGTATTTCGACTTGAGAATCATGGATTGATTTCCCTGTGGTGAATTTTCGGCCAAGCTCGAACTCGTAGGCGATCTGCTGCGCCATGTACTTCTTGAACTGGAACGGCACCCGCAGGTAGACGTTGCGCAGGATCTCGGCGTTGTCCGCATTGCCGTATGGGTGTTGCGTGAACTTCATCGTGGCTTCGGCTTCGGCGAACGCCGGGCCGTGCAGTTTGCCTTTGTCCTTAGCCCGGTGGTATGCACCGAGGAACGTCACCGCCCGGTTAAACGCCTCCGTGGTACGGAAGAAGGCAAGGGACCAGCGCGCAAGCCGATGCTGCGCCAAGTAGAGTAGGCTGGCTTCGCTGTATGTGTCGTTCGAGAGCGTGTCAGAGCGCTCCAGCAGACGGTAATCGCTGTTCACGCGAATCACGCCGCCGCGACTATTGATTCTAGACCAGAGCGCGCCGGCCAATTTCTGCATCCCAATCATGGTGTACTTCGGACCCAGCACCGGCAGGGTATTGATTGGCGTCTGGGTCAAATTGACGATGCCGGACGCGAGGTTGAAGAACGCTCCCAGCTTCGCGTGCGCCATGTCGCCAAGTAGATCCTGGGTAAGCGCCCTTGATTTGAACTCAGTATCGCGCGAGATCGACGAGTACAGGCGCCATCCGACGTAGCCGGACACGGCCGCGGCGACCAGCGGATTGGTGGAGATGCCGAACATGAGCGAGGCGCCCGCGGCGGACGCCGGCAGCCCGACAAAGGCAGCCTTCGCCCACGGCCTGGATGCGATCCAGTCAAGCGACTCGTCTACCGACTTCTCCATCGGCTGCTTCTGGCCGTTCATGTCACGAATGTATGCCTCAACCATCTTCGATAGCGTTGGGTGCTTCGTGTCTTGCGACTGGAACGGCGACATCTTGAGCTTTTCCATGTCGCTGATGGCGCGGTACTTGAACTTGTCCAGGAACACGTACCGGGTGACCTCGCCGATGTGGGAGAGCATCACCCTGTCCATGGCCTTGCTGAACCCCTCGACGCCGGTGCGCTTTTGGGTGAACCCGGCAATGCGGCGGCGGAAGCGGCGGCGGGCGATGCCCTCTGTCGCGTCGCGCAGATCCTGCCCGTGCAGGCTGGTTGCCGCGCTAAACTTCCCGAGGAATGTCCAGAACGAGGCATCTGTCAGGGTGGTGGCTGCCGCATTCGGGAATTTGAATTGCACCGCGCGCACTTCAAACTGGTCGTCTGGAGCCAGCGCCGAGGCGCGCTCGGCCGCCGTGACTGCCGCTTTCTGGTTCGGGTAGAACCCGTGCTCGCCAGCAACGAGCTTGTGCACCGTCTCAGTGACCGGCTCGCCGGTGCCCGGGTCCATCGTCGGCTTGCCCTCTTTGTCCAGAACCGGCTCCTCGACCAAGCGATAGGTGGCCCAGGTGCCGAAAAACTTGTGCGGCATGTAGCCAACCTTGGTGCGGATCGACGTTTCGGCCAGGATGCCATCAATGCGGTCGATTTCTTTCACCAGATCCTGGTACTCGTCCGTTTCCTCACGGATGATTTGCATCTGTTCCTCGATGGCGTCCAGTGCCGCAAGGGTGGCTGGGTCTACGTCTCCGTCGCGCACCTTGCCGCGCAGGCGCAGGCGCCGGCCATAGAGGCTGCGGAACTCGGCCACATCCATCACCCTCAGATTGGCCATACGGACAAGCACCTTTTTCTTTCTCTCCGTGTACTCGAACTTCATCGACCGGCGGTGCATATCGACGAAGCGCCCCATCTTCTCCACCAGAGAGCGGAAATCCTTGTACGCCTTGATGAGCTTTGGATCAGTCCAGCCGATGTCCTCGCGCAGTTGTTGCTCGGTGAATTCAACCTCGTCCGCCTCGCCTACCCAAAGGACATCATCCAGCGTGTCTCGCTCGCTCTTGTTCAGTTTTTTTCTGATGCCGTGATATTCGTCAGAAAAGCTCTTGGCGGTGCGCGCTATCTGGGTTTCAATGTGAGTGGCGAACTTCTGCAATTCACGCAGGACAGGCTCGCCGAAAAACGCATTGCGCGGGTTCGCCGCGAAACGGGTGGTTGGCAACACGTCATTACCCGTCTGCTTCTGGATCACGGCGATGTTGTCAGGCAGATCGCTGCCCAGGCTATAGCGAACGTCTGGATGTTTAGAATAATTTGCAGCCGCATCCTCACGCATTACTGGAAACGGCACACTTTCACCACTCTGGCCAACAAGTTTATTGGGCCACTGAGCTTTATAATCGAACAGCTTCGAATCGGTTTGCTCAGACCACCGAATGTCGCCTTTTATCACTACAGGTATAGTGGTGTACCCGAGTTTCTGTAGCGCTCTAGCCCGGTGCCGCCCTTCATGCGACTCCCCCTGCCCCATTACAACCACGTTGCCACCTTCTGTTTTCACCAACAGGTACGGCAAATCACTGAACTTATCCCCGCGGTCTAGAACCTCTTGGACACGCTTGCGCTTGAACTCGCTTTCCCCTTGCGCTGCCAGCCGAAGAAAATCGGCTATTGGCATGTCAACTAGCTTCTCCCTGCTTTTCCATTTTGTTTGGCTCGCGGCGTCGATCTGTTCTTGATTGAACATCGCTGCAGCGCTTTTTTGGGCCACCCCGCCAGCAGCAGAGAACTTCTCCAGCACCGCATTCAGGTCGTCGCGCACGGCCATGCGGTACGACAGCGGCATCTTGGCGTAGCTCTCAAGCGTCATGCTGGCCAAGTCGGCCATGCTGCCGGGGCGCACCGCGGCGCCGACCTCGCCTGATTCGATGCGCTTGAAAATGTCGTCCACGTTCTGGTAGCCCAGGCCGCGTAGGGCGTTTCCAATCCGCTGTAGGAAATCCCTGATGCGGTCAAACGCGCGCCCCACCGGCCCAGCGAACTTGCCGCCGGCGCGGTAGAACTGGAATGCCTTGGCTATCCCTTCCTCGTTGTCTGGTACGTTGTGCTCCTTCATCCAGCGATTGGTCGACTCGCGCTGCAGGATGGTCCACTCGGCTTCCTTGAACATGCCCATGTCGTAGAGCGCGTGCACGCCCTCGTGCCGGATCGTCTTGGTCGGGTCCTCGTAGTTCATCGCCACGGTCATCAACTGGCGCCCGGTGTTGTACTTGCCGGCTGCCTCGATGCGCGCCTCGCTGGGCGCCCCGGAGCGCACCACGGCCGGGCCTTCGCCGAACAAGCGATCGACCATCGCCAGATTCGCCTTCGGGAACATTTCCTCGGCGATGCGGCGGACCTCGGAGGCCACGTTGGCGGCCGGGCGCTCGCCGGTGCCGAGGCTGTACTTCTCTCCGCCTTCCGCGCCAAGCTCCACGATCGGCGTCGTTTCCAGGATGCGCTCCAGAACGTCGCCGTTCGGAATAAACGCGCGCTCAGTCCACTGGTGCCGCTCGATCTGCGCTCCCTGCTCTGTCAACTGGCGCGACTTGGCGGACGTCATGCCGTGCGGAGCCTTCAATTCCACCCTCTTTGATCCAAGAAGGTTCACGGTCACGAGCGTACTGCCATCGGCAAGCAGGCCGCGCTCGCCAGCCATTACGCGCTTGAAAATATCTGCGGCTGGCAGTTTTGCAACGGTCGAGCCGACACCAAGATTGCGCAGCGTGTCCTTCAACTGACCAATCGGAACGACGCGCCCAATCAATCTGGTTCCGTCCTCGGTCTGCGTGCGCACCACGCGCGCATTGTCCCCGGTGATCCGGTTCCACACTGGCAGGATGGCCCCTGCGATCATGTGTAAGTGGTCGGTGTAGGTCGGCGGCGCCTTCGCCAGTTCCTTTTTCCACGCTTCCTGTGCCTGAGCCTCGGTCAGTTTCGTGTAGGTGATCTCGCGCTCGCCGTACCCGGTTGAGCCGCTCTTTACGCCTTCTACGTTGTCGACGTAGCGCGGCAGTCCGGTGACACCCCATCGGCTGCCTCTGGTGAACGGATGCCCCTGCGCATTTACGCGCTGCCCGCGCTCGATGATGGCGAATACCTTGCCCGATTTCTCGTTGCGGTAGAAGAAGTGGTCCCGCGTCACGCCCGGAGGCGCGGATTCCTCCTCGGCTGCGATCTTGTCCTGTACCGCGTCGAACTTGTTGATGATATTTGGGTGCGTCAGCTCGAGGTCGTAGTATTTTGTTTCCGCCCCGCTGCGCTCGTCGGTGTGCACAACCTCGACGCGCGTGATCGCCACCTTCTGCGCGCGCACGGTTTCCATGCCGTCGTTGTAGTGCCCGGCGGCAATGGCGTTTTCTACCGCTTCCTCCATGCGCCGGATGAACTCCTCGAACACCTGATCCTGGGTTTCCATGCGCATCGATAGTAGGCGGTTCAGGAAACGCGGCACGGTAGGGATTTTGTCCCTGGAAAGCGCCCCGGTGCGCGGGTCGATCATGTCGAGCCCCATTTGGGCGGTGACATCAGTAAAGTCCAGCGGTGTGCGCCCACCGTGCATGTCCTCGAATAGCGTCGTAACGGCGGCCGTAGAATACTGCGACTCCAGATTGTCCTTCGCCGAAAACAGGCCCTGAGAGCCGGTTTGGCGTTGCCCCTTCGTGAGCGCCCCGAGCTGGTCAAGTCGGCGAGCGACGGACGAGATAAACCGCTTCTGCGCCTTCAAATCGGTGGTTGGAAGCAGGTATTTCGGCTGGTTCGCCTCGTTGGTTCGATGAGTGCGCCCGAGCCCCTGAACGGCCTTGTCAGCGCGCCAGCCGGGCTGAACGAGGTAGTGGTGGCGCAAACGCTGGTTCTTGGTGCCAAGGTCAGACTGGAACGAAAAGCCAGTACCGCCAGCGTCCGAGAAGATCAGGACGCGCTTCTTGTCCTCCATGAAAGCCTTGGCGTCGTTCTGTGCCGCGGCGGCCCCGCGCTTCTGCTCGGTCATGACGTACTCGCCGGATTCGCCCTTGATACGGACGAAACGGCGCTTGCGCCCTGTGATCTCCGCCACCGCCTCCGGCCCGAACTCCTCAATGACCAGATCGATCGGGTTGCCCGGGATCGCGCTCGTGCGCTTCATGGATTGCAATTCAGCGATCAGCGCATCGCGCGACGCCACAGCATCCCTGTTGATGACCGGATTTCCGGCCGCGTCTGTGGCCGGCACTGAAATGACGTTGCCATTGCCGTCGTCCGCTTCCACGTACTGCTGCACCGGGAAGCCGGCGGTGACGAACTCGATCAGGCTATCCATCGGCCCGAACTCAAGTTCTTCCAGTTCCTCACCCTCGATCTCCGCGCGCGCCGCCTGGCGCTCCTGCTCGGCCTCGTTGGTGTTGACCAGTTGCATGACAACGGCATCGCCAGCCTCGATCGCTGCCTTGGCGTTGGCGATGATTGTCGGCATCTGGATTGCCGTGATGATCTGGTTGAAAAAGCGCTGGTGTGCGCCCCAAAAGCGCGACATCGCCGCCCCTTTGGCGTTTCCGCTTTTATCCTGCCCGGTGTCGCCTAGCGCCTGGTTTACCCTTCTCAGGACCAGTTGCCACGTATCAGCGAGCTTGTTGTACAGTTCGCGCTGAATTGGCTCAAGTTTGTGCTCCAGCCTGTCGTAACTCACGCCGTCGTATGACAGAGAACGCGACATATAGACGCCAAGCGCCTTCATGTTCTGGGCAACTAGTTCCATCACCGCCACGCCGCCTGCGTCGATCTGGTTCAGGAATTCGTCCCGCCCGGCGAATGGAGTGCCCTCGCCCCACAGGCCAAGGCGTGCCGCGTAGGCAAGGTTCTGCACTTCGGTCGCGCCGGTGGCGGACACGTACACCACGCGCGCCTGTGGCAGACGCGCTTGCAGGTTGAGAGCCGCGATCGCCATTTTTGACGGAGCCTTAACGCCGCGCGCGCCACGCTGCTGCACGGCATTCGCCATGTTGTGCGCCTCATCGAACACCAGCACACCGTCGAAGCCCTCCCCAAGCCAATCAACCAACTGATCGATGCGCGACTTTCCCTTTTCCTGTTTGTCGGTCGCCTGCTTCTTCTCTCCGCTGCGCAGCATCGAGTAGGTACTGAACAAAATGCCTGATTTGGCAGTGATGGCATTCTTCGCCGATGTGGCCCCCTGCCTGAAAATTGTGGCCGGGTTTCCGCCGACACCTTCGAAGTCACGTTGCGCGTCCAGGTGCAGGCCCTGCTTCTCCGAGATCCATACAGCCTTCTTCCTGCCTTGGCGCATGTTGTCCAGGATGATGCCGCCGATCTCGCGGCCCTTTCCGACGCCGGTCCCGTCCCCGATGAAGAACCCACGGCGTTGCTGCTTGCCTTCTGTGCCGGGAAGCATCTGGGAGTGCGCCTGCCCGGCGTACACCACCGCCTCGAGTTGCGCGATCGACAGCATGCCTTTGGTGATGACCTCGCGCGGCAGGTTCGGCGTGTAGGTCGGCGCAGGCGGGTCTACCGCTGACATGGCGGCTGACTCGACGAGCTTGCCAGGGTGCGGCTTGGCTCCCTCGATCTTCAACCGCTTCGGCGTGTAGTTCTCGTAGACTGAATCGCTGAGATCGCTTTCGTTCTTAGCCGCAGTGGTTGATGTGACTGTCAGGCCCGACTCGCCACCATGTTGCTGTACAGAGTCTGAAGCAGCAAGCTCGCCGCTTCCTTCCGGTCCGGTTGGCTTTCCAGATCTGACGGTTCCAGCACTTTCTCCCCGTCCACTTCCTGGATGAACTGCAGCGCCTGCAACGGCTGGCCGCGCGCCAACATCTGGAGTTTCTGTTCCACTTCGTCCAGTGTCGGCTGCTCCGGGCTTGGTGGCTTGATTTCCAGGCCGTTCTCCAGCCCCCACTGCGCCAACGCCAGCAGGTTGATTTGATCCTTGTTGCGTAACCGCGCCGGCAGCCACTTCCCCGCTGCCCGGTTGAGCGGGTGGTTGTTCACTCGTTGTACCGCTTTCAGGTCTATCACGGAGATCCTCCAGCAGTGCCGGCACGTCGCCCAGCACCGCATCTTTTGCCACCACAGGCTCGGCCGTTGTTGGCCCGGTCTTGTCGATGACAATGAGTTGGACACCGAAAGTCGTGCCATATTTCATGTAGGCGCTGCCTTCGATGCCGATATTTGCGCGGACGTTGTACTCCGCGCGCGTCTTATCCCACCATTCACGCTGCCCAGGTAGGTCCAGCGCCATGCCCTCGCCCATCAAGAGGACGAGACGCCCGCCCGGTTCCAGCCGTTTCAGCGCCTGGTCGACGTGCGCGAGCCCTTCCTTGTTCGAGCGCCGACCCTCGATCCTGCCGGCCGTAGCCGAGAATGGCGGGTTCATGATGACCACGGTCGGCTTCACGTCGTCCGGAAGCACGTTGTTCAGTTGGCTGGCGTCCTCGGTGAAGATGCGCGCATCCGGGAACAAATCTCTCAGCACTGCGCCGCGGCGCGCGGACAGTTCGTTGATGACGACCTTTGCGCCGGCGCCCTCGGCAAACACGGCGAGTCCGCCAAGTCCGCCGGACGGTTCCAGCGCAGTCTCTCCGCGCCGCACCTGCGCCACCCAGTTCACGAGCCAGGCGATGGCCGGCGGAGTGCTGAATTGCTGGTATTCCTCCTGTTCCTTGTCGCGCACGTTCTGCGTTGGCAGGAAGTCGGTCGCCGTGCGCAGCTTCGCCACCACGATGCGCGCCTGCTGCGCGGTTGCTGCTCTGGTCGGATCGCTGAGTGACGGCGTTTCCCGGAGATACAGGTTCATCCCGGCCTCGACGGCATCGTATGCCTCCTTCGGGCTGAATGACTCGCCGAATTCCTCGCGCGCCATGCGCATCAAATCGACGTTGTTGATCTTATCTTGGCCGACGATTACCTCGGTCTTGATGCGCTCGGCAAGGCGCATGGCTGCGGAGTCGGGTTTGGCATTTTGTGTCTCCTGTCCAAGAACGTGAATTGATCTAGTCGGTGCGCCGTAAAGATTTGTGTCTTGCCGGTAGATGATCGCGTCGTAGCCTGCGGCGCGCGCTGCCGGAGCTAAAACTTTGTCTGCATACCGATCTGCATCATCGCCCTTGTCCTTGGCATCAAAATAGCCCTCACGCTCTTTGCTGTCCTTTCCAAACAATTCAATGATTGCGTCCATCTGGTCATCGACCACCAGCGGGTTCGATACGCTGACGGTATCCTTAAACACTGACGTGATGCCTGATTTTCCGTATCCGTATCCAGCAGTCCCGTCTTCAGTCTCAGCCCAAAAGCCGCGTTGCTCTTTTGGAATTTCTTCAATTCCATTGCGCGCTCGGTAAGCGATCGCGGTGAATGGCTGTCCGGTTTCTGCATCACCCCAAGCAGCACGGCTTTCGTACTCTGACATTTCAGGCGCAGCAGATTGCTCCGTAGGCTTGATGCCGGCGAACTCGTTGGCCTTGGCCTCGCTGTGGAAATTGAACCCCTTGGTGTAGTTCGACCAGCCTCCGCCCAGGCGCTTCGCGCGGGCGTTCATGGTCAGGTAGTCGCTGCGGCTTACGCGCGCGCCACCCTTCACCACCCAGATGTCGGCGCCGGTCTTGGTGTGCTGGCGCTTCTCGACCGTCATGCCACCGGCTGGCGCTGGCGTTGTACTTTGCATTGGTACATTGGTAGAACCGGTGGGGGCGATCATTTCAGCCGCAGGCGCGTTCGTTTCAGATTTCAGCGGGAATGTCTCACCGATTGGCGCGTTCGTTTCAGATTTCAGCGGGAATGTCTCACCGATTGGCGCGTTCGTTTCAGATTTCAGCGGGAATGTCTCACCGATTGGCGATTTCGTTTCAGCCGGCGCCGCAACGTCGCGGGTAAGCCTGTCGCTCGCCGCCTCGATGCCGCGGTGGCCGGTGCTCAGTTCAATGCGCTCAGTGCCGTCGTTGTCGCGCGTCATGCGCGTGATGGTGGCGTGCATCGGCGACGGCCCAACCATCGGCCGGTAGATAACCTTGTCGCCCACGTTGTAGACGTTCGCTGCCGGCGCCGCGGCTTCCTTGATGCTGCCAGGCTCCTCCATCCCTTCGGTGTTCATGCCTGGGTGATAGAACACGGCGGCATACCACGATTTCAGGTACGGCTTGGCCATGTCGCCAAGGTCGGCGAGCATCTTGGCCGAGTAGGAGGCGAACGATCGCGCGCCGCCCTCGATGTAATACCCAGCAAGCTGGATGCCGGCCTGCGCGATCTCCGGGTCGAGCCCCATGCTCACCTGGCCGAGTTTCTTGCGCAGCAGCTCGCGCGCCTTGTCCGCGGCGTCCTTGGTGAATACCTTGTTCGATTCGCCGAAGGCCGGCGCTTCATCGGGCACGATCTTTGTTTCCGGCGCAGCACCCTCGCGCAGCGGCTGGACGACGTACTCGATACCTCCGCTAGGCGTGCGCGTCGGGATCAGCGCGGCCTTGGTAGGTTTTGCCTCTGGCGCTGTTGCTTCGGCTGGCTCAAGCGCAGCTATCTCACTGAGAATTTCTTTCTGCGTCGCTTGGTTCGTGTCGATCTTAGCCTGCAGCCGGGTCAAGCTCGCACCGCGGTCGTTCATCGCCATATCTTCGGCGACCGGCAAACCTTGCACTAGCTTCTTGTGGTCGAGGCGCAAGGCTGTGAGTTGTCGATCGAGCTGGAACCTGTTTCTCCCTATTTGCGGCTGTGAAACTGGCTGATTGCTGGCATCCCCGCCGGTGCCGGGCGGCCCAGCTTCGTTGACAGGCCGCTGCGCGGTGACTGTTTCGGCGCCCCCTCCGGGTGGGCGGCCGACATTGGTGCCGCTTGGTGACGGCTGTTGTAGATTGCCGCCGCCTTGCTCTGCGCCTGGTTGTAGGCCGGGCTGTCCTTCGGCGCCCCCTTGGCGAACTTGTCCCGCATCGCTTCGTACTGTTTGGGCATTTGGTGCCTCCTTCGGTTGTGGTGCTGCTGGCCGTTTTTCAAAATACCCGAACGGCTTGGTTAGGTCGTGGCCTTTCAGGAAATCGTCCTTGAACTGCTGCACCGACATCCCGGTTACTGAACCAACGCGCGACGGCCCGCTGTTGTCGTTGAAGGCGGTGTGATACGTGGCAACGGCGTGCGCCTTGGTCGTGAACCCGAGCATGACCTTGTGCTCATCGAACTTTCCGGTGGCAGGGTCGATCTGGTCAACGATCCACACCTGCTGGCTTTCCGGGACATCGCCCACGTAGACGTCGACCTGATCGCCGTCGGCGCCCTCTGTGCGTTTTATGTATCCATACGCGGCAGGCATGACGGTGCTCCAACGCTCTCCGTCGGCGTCAATGCCGGTGCGCTCGCTGCCCCTCGCGTTCTCCAGGCTGATTTTCAGGCCCTGCAGGTCGATGTGGCCTTTCTGGTAGGTCCCAGCCTTCTTCTGCGCGTCGGTGGGCGCGGCGGCTATGCCCTGGCTGGCCAAGTCGACGTGCTGCGCCGTTTCCACCTTCACCGGCTTCGCTGGCGTGTTCTCGCCCTCCGGCGCCGGCCCCCACGTCCCATCTTCCGGAGTAACTGGAATCCGCTGATCTCCGAGCTTGAGTATGGTTCCGCCTTCTTCAGACGTCCCGCGCGACACTTCCCCGTCAATCCACGTAAACGTGCCCAGCTCGCCATCGGCCTGGGTTCCTGCCGGTGCCGCAGGAGCCTCTACAGGCGCTCCGGCCGGCGGCTGGGCCTCTGCTACCGGCGCGCTGGCGGGCGCTGGCGCTACGGGCGGCTGCGCTGCGGCAGCTACGGCTGCGGCCTCTGCTGCCTTTGCGTCGCGCTCGGCGATGTATTCCTGCAAGGTGCCCGGATGCGCCATCGCCGCGGACAAGTCGCCCGGCGTGCCAGGCTGGAGGCTCAGGGAGGCGCGCGCTGCGGCGTCTGCCGCTCCGGGCGGCATCCCGCGGTCGGCGATATCGGCCTCGAGCGCGCGCCCGATCGCCGCCCCTGGGCGCAGGCGCTCGTCCATGCGCTGCACGCCGCGCGCAGCCACCGCGCCGCCGCCAGCCATGCCGCCCATTGCCAAGGTGGTCAGGATGGTTGGCCCGGCCACTTCCTCGAACGATTTCCACCAGTCGGATGCGCTTGTCCAGGACCGCGGCGCCTCGCGCGACATGCCTGCGGCGACTTCGACGTTGTGCTGGCCCATCTGGGTGGGCATTTCCGTTCCGACTTCGCCGGCCGTTCCTACAACGGCTCCGAGCGCCGGTTTCAGGATCCCGCCTTTCAGCGCCTCTTTGATGATGTACTTGCCAGCGCCCAGCATAATCATGTTGCCGATCGCCTCCCATCCGGCCTCGTGCAGTCCGTGCTCCTGCGCCAGCGCCTGGCCGCTCTTGCTCGACCGTATGGCAAGTCCAATCTGCTTCGCCGCGTCGTGCATCGACGGCGCCGTGGCGACATCGATGAACTCCTTGTCCGTCAACGGTCGCCCTAGCTGGCCCTGCGCAGCCTTGTCCATGTACTGGCGCAAATCGCGCATGAAGTTGTTGGTGTCCATGCGGTAGGCTGCTGCTCCGCCGGCGCCGCCAGCAGCGGCCGCTCCGACAACGCGCGATCCGACTGGCCCGGCGAGCGCGCCAACGACAGACCCGCCGAGCCCGGCGAGCACGGAGGCGCCCATCGAAACGACGGAAAATGCCAGATTTTGTGGCGCCGTGCGCACATCGTTCCGGTTGAGTTTGATCCCCAGGAAATCGACGTACTTATCCTGCGAATCCTTGCTCTTGGACGACTGCTCCGCGTTGTAGCGCGCTTCCTTGATCGCCTCGTTCTTCCAGTCCGGAGAGCCGAATACATCCTCCGGTGCCCCGCCCTGCAGGAAGGACGAAACCCCGGCAGCGATAGCGTTCGGCGTTTGCCGTGCGGCCGTGGCGATGTCGCCAGGCAGTGAGCGCAAGCTCGCGCGCGGCTTCTCCGCTTCGGTCAACGGCCGCGTCAGGCTGCTCTGCGCCGCCTCCTCGATCGTCGGCTGCGTCAGATACTTTGCGCTGCGCACGCGCTCGACGTCGGCGGCCAGCTTTACCGCGGCGTCAACAGACTCGGCTGGTGTGGCTTCGCGCCTTCGTCGTGGAATTTCCACCCTTGGGCCGCTCGCCTGAGTGCCAAGCGCAATTTGTCCGTCATTGGTTTTAACCGCTTCGCGTTGCGTCGTTTCATTTCCGATCTCCGTTTGTGGCAGTGACTGGGCTATGTTCGCTAGCTGCTCCTGCGGCCTAGCCACAAACGAGTCCATGACTGACCCGGTAGGCTCAGTGATGACAGGCATGGTGGCTGGCTGGATTACAGGCTGCCCGCCGCGCGTGAGAGTGCTACGCGCCGGCTTGCTGGCCGCCAATTCCTCCGCTGTCGGTGCTGGCGCAGGTGCTGGCTTGACCGGCCCGGCCAGCCCAAGCTGGCGCTTTACGGTCCGGCGGACGACGTCAGGCGCAGTCCCGTCCGGGAACTCGAGGATTGTGCCGTCGCTAAGCTCGGCCTCTACGCTCATTGCGAGATCTCATTTCCACTCGAGTCAAAGCGCATGCGCACCGGCGGCGGCACGCGCCCGGCTGGTCCGCTGTCCGCAGGGCCAGGCGCTGTAGCACCAGGCGCGCCCTCCCCACCGACAAGCACGCCAGCATCGCGCTGCGCGGCGCGAACGGCCGCCACGGCTGCGGTGTGCGCCTCGGCGTCAGTCTTGTAGAGCGGGCGACCCATGTTGGTGAGCTTGCGCATGCTCGCCTCGGTGCGCATAATGTCCTGTGCGGTAATCTGGGCGCGCGGGTTGACCACTAGGCGCTGCACAACGCCATCGTCCAGGCCCGGGTATGCGACTTTCAGGCGCTTCGCCATGTCGTCGCGGTTCTGGACCGTCGCGGTTGGTCTTTCGCCGGCGCCACCAGGACCGAAAACCTGCCATTTCTGCTGTTTCCCTTTCACTCCTGTAGCTTTTGCGTTTCCCTGCGCGTCGAACCCAGTTACCTCGCCCTCGGGTGTCTGATCCCAGTGCACCGCTTTGAAGGTTGGTTGCGTCTTTTGAGCTTCGGCGATTGCGGCCTGAAACGAAGTGTTTGGGTCTGCGCCAGCCGCTTCTGCGTGCATGTATCCCTTGGCGAATCCAAGGGCACGCTCGTCATCCGTGATCCCGATCGTTTTCGCCACCTTGGCCATGGAAGCGATTTTAGCCATCACGGCACGATTGTTCAGAACCTCTGGCGGAATACCGAAGTCGTATTTCGCAGCAATGGCGCGCATCGACGCAACATCGTCGTTTTTCGACGCATCCATGAATAGTTTTAGTCCCTCTTGGTGTAGCTTTGCTCGTTCGACACCAGCGGAGCGCTGGCTCGCAAGGTCTGTGCCGAACAGGGACATCATCGATGCGCCGGTACCGGGTTGCTTCGCCAGTTCACCCATCATCGTGCCGAAGCCGCCGCCCTGGCGCGCTCCTGGCGCTGGCTGCGCTGCCGCTGGCGCCGCTGCGGCGGCAGGCATGGGAGGCGCGGCAACGGTCGCGGGCACGTCGACACCGGCGCGCGGGACGGCGTTCGGCATCGGCGCGGAGCTGGTCGGCCCACCGTAGTCCGGGTTGTCGGCAGGGTTCATCGACTGGTCCGGCGACACCACCGGCGTCGTGGCGGCGGGATTTGGCACCATGGCAGGCGTCGGATGGAAAGCGGTCGTCGGTACCGGAGCCACGGCCGCTGGTTGTTTCTGGGCATAGTAGGCCGCGATTGCGTTGCGCATGCCCTTGTCCGCGCCCTGCGCCTGCTCGTACTGCCTGCGGAGCATGAAGTCGTGCTCCTCCTGCCTGCGCTGCGCGTCGTCGCGCGCCACATTGGCGTTGAACAGGTCAATGCCCGGGCGGGCGCTTGCGAAGTTGATGGCCATTTTGTCCGTCCTTTAATTGTTTGGCACCAGTTTGTACGTCTGATCGCTCCCGTAGCGTCCTTTCATCGCATTGGCGAAGAAGCTACCGATGTTCTGTAGGGAGGCGTTGTTCGAGTCGGCCGTCGCCGTGATCGCGTTGCCGGCGGCGTCCGTGCCGGCGTTGTTCACGCCCACCATCTGCGTGCCGGTGTTCGAGGCAAGATTGGCTGCGCCGGTCGATGCGCCCGCGCCGCGAGCAGCCAGCGTGTTCGCCGCTGCGTCGGTGCGCGCCGTGTTCTGCGCGATCATCCCGGCTCGTCCGCGGTTCTGCACGTCGTTGATTGAGGCCGTCAGGTAGCGCCCTGATTCGCGCAGTCCGGTCGGCGTCGCTGTCACAGCGGCCCGGCGCCTGTCGGCAAGGTCGATCTCCTGCTGCGGGTTAAGCTGGTATGGGTTTTGCGCCATAACGGTGCGCAGGTAGTCCTGCGCCGGCGCGGCTGCGTCGATCTGCGGTTGCAGGAAGCTGATCGCCTTGTCGTTCGCCGCAGTGACCACGCCGCGGTTCGCGGCTGCGTTCGCTGCTGCAAGGTTTGCCGCCTGCTGATTGGCGTCAGCTACCTTGTTCGCGCCGTAGTAGGTGGCGACGGCCGGCACGATACTCTGCGCTACCCCGCCCGCTATTTTTCCCCAGTCCCAGCCGTCGAAGGATGCCATGTCAGTACCTCCGTGCGAACGTCTGCCCGATGGGCGGTTGCGGTGGGCCCGCCATCTGGGGCATCTGCATGCCCGGTCTGGGGATCATTCCACCACCTTGTTGTGGCGCCATCGGCGCGCCTGTGGGCATCATACCGCCGCCAGCCATCATGTCGTCATCTTCCGGCGGCAGCCACTCCTGGCCATCCGGCATCGCCTCGGCTGCCAGTTCCGGGCTGTTGCCCACCATCGCAGCGTGGTCGCCCATCTGGTTCATGGCGTCGGGGTCCTCCCCGCCCATGCCCGCCTCGGCCGCCTCGGCCGCGAACGGCGTGACAAAGCCGATCATGTTGGCGTAGATCTGCAGCGCTTCCTGGAAGTTGCCGGCGTTGACAGCAGCCACGGCCGGATCGATAAACTGGCCCTTGATCTGCTGAAATATCTGCACGCCATCCGGCCGCGCGCTCACCGCCTCGACGACCACCGGAGCGATGGCCTCGTACTCGGCGATCATCGCCTGGCCCTGTGGCGTTGCTGCCAGAATGTTGTCGCGGAATCCGCGAAGCGCCTCGAGTTCCATGCCGTTGTCAGCGCCACCGGAGGACATGACGGCCTCGGTGATGAAGCAGCCCCCACCGAGTGCGCCGCCGATTGCGCTCCCGATCGCCGTGCCTACTCCAGGAAATACCGCTGTTCCGATAGCGCCGCCAATAGCAGATCCTGCCGCTCCGCCATAATCACCTTGCGACGCACGAATGAGAGGCCCTACCCAAGGGATGCTGCCACTCGCCGCGTCGCCCACCGATGATCCGACATCGCCTGCGCCAGAAGCGAAGTCCCACGAGTCGGCGGCCGTAGATGCGGCGTCCCCGGCACCAACGCCATAATCCAGCCCACCGCTGGCGCCGAAGTCCCATGAATCGGCGGCAGTGCTTGTATCCTGCGGCTGCAGGAAGCTAGGTACAGAAGGACGGCCGCCAAGCTCCATCACGGCGTTTCGCTCACCGGCAAGCGACGGGTCCATGCTCATGTTGTCCGGACCAGCGAAGCTCTGCCTCATGGTTTCGCTCGAGTAGCCGCCGCTAGGCAGGTAGCCCTTCGGCGTCATGTAATTGCTGATCGCGCTGCCGATCGCGGTGCCTGCTTTGCTGACACCCTGTTTCATCGCCTCGCCAGCTACAGCGGTGCCTGCACCAGTAGCCAGCGTTGAAGCAAGACCGGCAGGTTTCTGTGCGCTGAATTGTGAGATCGCCGGATTGATGTCGCGTTCCGCTGCCTTTGCCGCTGGCTCCGTTGGCTTCTGCGGCGCAGTGTTGATGCCAGCAGTCTGCAGGTACGTCGGCTGTTGCAGGTTCCCTGTCTGCGCATTGATTCCTCCGCCCTTGAATCCAAGCGCCTTTGTCGTCGAAAAGCGCGGGCTGCGCGTGTTGGAGTTGAATTTGTCCTCGGCCATGGTGTCCTCGCTCTACTTTAATTTGTACGGTAAATCATTGTTCCCTGGAACGTTAGCAACGAACATTGTGCATTCGTCCGGTTGCCGGAATTAGTTCCATAAAACCTAAATGACGTTGACGATGCGCCTCCGCCAATAATTGTAGCGGCTATCGTCAGCGGGTTGAATGACAAATATCCACCCTCCTGCGGCCCGGTAGCCATCGCAAAAGGCAATCCGTTAATTGAGCAAGCGGTTGCATCAGCAGTAGAGGGATACGTGAATTGAAAGGAGGCAATCACCAGCCTCCCAATCTTAGTATACGAACCAGAAACTGATGTAAATGCGAGTGACGCCCCGCTATTATCCGCGGGGGTCCACGTCCCCTCCTCGTAGTCATCCAGCGTATTGGCGTCAGCCACCGCCACGGCAGTAGCTGGGAATGCAATTCCTCCAGCGCCGGCAGCGGTTGCGCCAATGCCAATACCAGTAGTGAACTGCGGCGCATCTGCAAACACAGCACCGCCTGTTCCGGTTTCATCAGTCAACGCTGCGCGAAGGTTCGCGCTCGACGGTGTCGCAAGGAACGTGCCTACGTTCGCGCCTGGAGTAATCCCCGCCCACGTAGTTAGATCTGCGTCATATGCCTGAACCGTGACTCCGATAGCCGCTGCAACCAACGCTGTTCCTGCAACTCCTGCGGCCGGCAAACCTGAACAGTTTGTCAGAGTCCCGCCTGACGGTGTTCCAAGAGCGCCACCCTTCACTACAAATGCGCCGTCGGTACCTACCGCAACAGCAAGAGCGGTACCGACATTTGCCCCAGGCGTGATGCCTGACCAGGTAACAAGGTCGGCGTCGTAGGCTTGGACGTGTGTCCCAATCACCAGGCCAAGCGTCGTAGGCGTTACGGCAGCAGCCGCGCCAGCGACATCGTATGAGCCTGATGCTGTGAATGCCGCAGAGCCCAAGGTCCCGCCGTCTTTTATTATCTTTCCAGTCGCCCCATTGAACAACACCACGTTCCCCGAGGTAGCGCCAGCCGGACCAACTACATCACCAGCTCCAACAGGCACAGCAAACGTGGCATCCTCTCGCAGGAATTTGGTTGTTCCGGCAGCAGCGCCAGGATCAGGAACGGCTCCGCGAGCGTGAGTTACGCCGCTTCCTACGAAATCTGAGATCGATATAGCCGGGGCATCACCACCAGAGGAAACGATTGGCGCTGTGCCAGTTACCGCGGTGACGGTGCCGGCGCCAAGAGTTGACCTTGCCGCAGCCGCGTCCGCGTCATCGAGCAAGGTACGAGCAAAAGTCGTCAAACTGGTAAGGTCAAGAGTTTCCGCCCCAGTGAAGTACATTAGTTTGTCGGCCGCCGCCTGCAGGGCAACGATGGATTGAAGCACTGGCGGGAGTGATGCCAGAAGATTCTGGTTTTGCAGCAACCCGCCCGAAAGCACGCCCTTGGAATAGAACGACGCGAGCCATTGAATCACAGCAACGGTGTCGTGCTGCGCATCGCCGGTCAGGCGAGGCGGAGGCTCGATGATGTTGACAAGCGATGTTGTCATTATCCCTTCCTCAATTCCGCCTCAAGTTTGACAATCTCGACGCTGACGGCATCAGTTACCATCCACTCGAACTGCCACGTGCTCAAGGCATGCCCCATCGCCCCGAACTGAATGGTGTTGTAATCGTCGCCTGGGCGCCCAAGGCTTTTGAACTTCCATTTGGTTTTGCGTTGGCCATCGCGCACGCACCGAAAGCCGATCTTCGGCGGTTCAATTCCGTCGTCACTTGAGATTCCAACGCCGCGCTTCACCCGCATGCGCACGTTATCGACAAAGGTAGGCCCCCACTGATCCATCGGCGCCGTCCGCCCAAGCACACGCTGCACCTGGCCGTCGTTTGCATAAACTTCGGTGTCAAGCTCGTAGATCCTTCCGTTGCCACCAACGAAGCGCCGGCCCCAGATTTCCTCATAGGAACAACCTGGCCACTTGGCCGGAACCCCGCCCGACCAGCCGTACAGGTTGTACCATTTCTTTTGCCGGTAATCGTAAAGGCAGGTGATGCCCTTGGTGCCGTAGGCATTGGTCGCTTCCGGGATTTGCAGAAGAATGAATTTTTGCCCCTTGATCTGTATTGGCGTCGCCCAGGCCCCTGTCCAGTCTGTCACCTTCTCGAAGGTGTACCCGATATCGTCGCCGATCGCTTCCGACACCTGGCCGGTAAATCGAACGAATTCATATTTGCTGTTGATGGCGAAATTGCCCTGATCTACCGCAACCAACGTGTACGGAGCCAGCACACCCTCACCCACAGACCAGCGCCGGAAAAATGGGGTAGTCCCGGAAGGAAGGCGCTCGAATTGCTCAACGGACTCGACGCCGGTAAGAAGCAATTCGCGGTATGGCGACACCAGAAGCCCATTGATCTCGTCCGGCTTCCCGTCGGCAGAGAAGGTGTCAAGAGGATCCCACGTCCTGAATGCGTTAGCGGTGGAGTGCTGGAATCTGCCGCTGTGGACTTCGACGGCCACTAGGTATCCGTCGATGTAGCCTACGTGGGTCGAAAGTGGCGCGTCGGCTGAAAGGATTTCAGTCTTTTCCTTGGCAAGGCGAATGATCTCCGCTCCGGCTGCCATGACAAGCTCGTTATCCGTTTCGTCGAAGATGACGCGCGCCCCACCAGATACGGGGACTCCTGTAACGTCTGAAATTGCGCCCTCTTGATTTACCCGGTAGACCCTGGAGTTTGATACGGCGACGAGATCGCCGATCGGCGCCTTCCACGCATGTAGGTAGGTCGGCGCAGCGCCTGGCAGGGTAACGAATGGTTTTAGTCCTGGGAAGCGAGAATGCCCTCCAGCCTCATTGATGAAACAATTCTCCAAGGCAGAAGCAGATTTCCGTAAAACGGCTTCCTCGATGTTCTGAAAGAGCTTGGCCGAAAGATCAATTGGAGTCCATTGCCCGGCCATGGCCTCACCCTGATGTGATTTGTACAGCGGGCGACCATTCGATCGTTTTTGCAGCGGCGCCAGTAACAGTGACACATACCTGATCTGCTGTCACCGTGAAAATGCACGCCCACGCTGCATCCGATTCAACGGCAGCAGACACGGAAGTTATGGCCCCGAGAAGCGCTGCGTTCTGGTGTGCCATGACGCCATTTGCAAGCGCTGTCCCTCCAGTTTCGTCAATGAGAGTTTCATCATTGACAAACTCTCCAATGATGTCGCGCAAAGTCAAAGTGCCCGTAGCCCCGGCATCTGCAATGGCTGTAATTCTCGCCGTTGCCCCTGATAATGAACCTGTGACAATAGATCCTGCTGTGAAATTTACGGTCTGATTGTCGAAGGCAAGCGTCGATCCAGGACGATGGGCGCCTTGCGCAATGTGATACACCGCGTAGTCGACCACATTCCTACCGTTGGCCACAACCTTGGCCTCCAGGAAAACGCGCTCCCCTGGAGCGAGAGAATAGGCCCATGCTTCGGTGGCAGTGGCGTCGGTGGTGACACCAGTTGAATTCGGCCAATCTCCAAGGCTGGTGCGCACACGCATCCAGTGGCTTGCTGAGTTTCCAGCGATCGAGAACGTACCCGACTCGGTACAATCCTTTGCGATGATCGTGTTTTTGATCGAAGTCAGGGTAAGCGCGCCAGAAGCGAACTCACCACGCTCAAATACCACGTCTTGGCATGTGCCGTCGAAGTTTAATGCGCCTGACGTCGTGAAGTCTGAAACGTGGAAACCAATTACGGTGTTGTCAGCAATAAGGGTTGTGTCAGCCCCATCACTGATGGAGATATCGTTGATGTTTTGATTCCACCATGACCCGTCCATGTCGGTCCACCTGGCGCCGGTGATCTTCATTGCGACGCCAGTATTACGCTCGAACCCTACATCGTTGATGCTGTTATGCCAGCACTTTTGATCTACGTATCCAAGCCACACTCCGATAGAAGTGCAGTTGGTGACTCGGCCACCAGACCATTCGTTGAACTTGAACTCATCCCCATCGTTCCCGGACGATGAAGCGATGTCACCCTTTAGAAGGGCGCCGATTATAGCGTTATCAAGGTAAAGGTCTTTCCAGTCTGAACGGTGCGCGCCTTGCACGGATAGGTTTGTCTCAAATCGCTTGAGGCAGACATCGTTAAACCTGGTTTCGTTCTTGGCCTTTGAAAAAACGCCGATCGAGTTGGCTCCAAGAATTACGCCATCGATCGTGATATCGGAGAGCCCGGCTGCATCACCTGAGTAGGTGACGACCTTATCCGCCAGTTGGCTCTGCAGTGTAGTCACGTCGCGCCCACCGCCCTTCACAAGGGTTCGCGCCGGGATCGACATGGAAGTGAAGGCGAACACGCCTGGAGGCACGCGCACTATGCCGCCACCCATGGCGGCAGCAGCGCCGATCGCCGCGGCGAGGGTCGTATTGTTGGTCGACGCGCTCGCTCCTGGAGTAGAAGTGGACAGGAATACTCCTTTATCCACAACATCGACGTTGCGCGCCACAATGTCGTATAGGTAATGAGGGACCGCCCCACCGGCCGCCGTTACTTGAGCGCCGCTGGCGTCAGCGCCGGCCAAGGTCGTCAATGGAACGGCTATAACGCCAGTGTGATCTGATCCGTCGATGGAAAGTTCGTAGGCGACGCCAACATATACTGGGTTAGCGAATTTACCGAAGTTCCGCCCGCTCTGCGACATGCTTTGCAGCACCTGCGGATTTGCAGCGCCAACGGTCAAGGCTTCGTCAGAATACACGCTTGCCAGAGTGCTGGTCCCAGCCAAGTAAATCGCTACGGACGCCCCCCCATATCCAGCCTGCCAAATGTCGAAATATTCGATCCTGATACCCATGGTCTTAGCCTCTTTCTAGTTCGCGCTGCGGCTTTTTTCTTCCCACTTTCCGGCCTCGTTGCACGACAGCGTGATCGTATCGCCGGCAGATGTGACGAAGTTCCCGGCGAGAATCAGGTTGTTCCCATCGGTGAAGGTCAGGATGTCCTCAAAGTGCAGCGTCACAAAGCGCCCCGGGATGCTAGTGGCAGCAGTGATCGAAGTGATGGCCGCAACCCCGGTAATGGTGTATTCGTTTCCGGTTGGGTCTGTAGACAGGTGCGTAAGCGGGAGCGCGGCAGTAGACGCGATCTTTGTCGGCATTGCCGACACGACACCAGCGAATCCAACACGTGAGGCAGAGAAACTTGCATCCGTAACGGGCCCGATCTGGCCCTCAAGGATGATCCCATTGGAGTTGTTGGTCGTGTCAACCGTCCCGGAGCTTTGGCGCACCATCGTCAACTGGCTCGCCGCGTTGAACGTAATCGGAATGTTCGTGTTGCGATAGTCCAGGCCGCTCGTTTTCATGTCGCATGTCACGGTGCCGCTGGTAACGTCAGCGTTTTCCATAACGGTCTGATCGGAGCGCGTGCCTGAGCAGGAGAGGAACTTGTGCGCGTTGCCGGAACTGTTGGTTAGGGTGATGTCGCGGAAACTCGCGCCGGTTAGGCCGTCCATCTTCACATAGGGTCGCCCGGCGGCAGATACTTCATCGGCGGCGCGGAACCCGTTCATCTTGAATCCTCTGACCGTTTTCAGGTCAAGGAAGGCTTTCGCGCCCGCGCTCGTCCCAGTCTGCGTTACCCGGGCATCGTTGAGAGAAAGTCTGACGATGCCGCCTACCGTACCGTCAGCAACAAGCAGTTCGAATTGTCCGTCCAGTTCCGCGCGCATTTGGTTGAACGTGATGCACTCAATTCCGTTAGAGAGTGAGACACCCTTTCCTCCCTGGATGAGGTAATCGTTGAACGTCAGCGTGGTAGATTTCTCTATACTCAGCCCGTAGGCGGAGAGCGCAGCGGTGGCTTGCCCCATGACAATCTTATTGAACTCGCTGTTGAGTGCCCCGTAGCCTACGCCCGCTGTGTCGTCAAACTTCCACCCGCCGTAGCACGTCCCGGTGAACCGGATGCGTTCCGCCGTGGACAGGTTCATGCCCGTACCTAAGACGCCATAGGTCACCGCCTGATTGTGGACTACGAGATCGTGAAGGTAGCTACTGTGCATCCCGGTCTTGATGGCTTCGCCACCGAGTCCGTTCTGATCGAAACAAAACCCAGCGATCTCGATGCCCTCGGTATAGGTAGCAACCGTGAGCATCGGCCCGGTGCCGGTCAGCCGCTTTAACACGGTTCCACGCGCCGGATAGTTTGCTACGTCCGTCGTGCCTGCGCCGATTAGCTTTTGCCCTTGCTGCGCATAGGGGAACGTGATCGCTGCATCGCCGTCGATCCCGATGATGCCGCGTGGCAGTACGATATTCTCCCCACTAGCGAGCGCAGCAATCAGCTCGGTAGTCTGGTCGGTTCCGTCGGCAACAATGCCAAAGCGAAAGGCGGGGATAAGCAGGTTATCCTCTTGGATGCCAAATGGCTGCCATTTATCTGCGGCCAAGTCTGTTGCAAACACCCCGGACATGTGCGCTACGAGGCAGATGTAAGTGGTGCCGGACACAGCTACCATGTCGTTGCGGCGATACGCGCTACCAGTGGCCCAGTTCCCGCGGTTGAAAAAGATGGAATCGCCGGAGTCGCTATAGGTTAGCCCGCCGTCGTAGGAATACTGGAATTCCCCTGTGCTTTGCTCTACCCGGAAAATTGGCGATGGAGAGTGAATTGCGGTGTCATGCCCCGGCACCGAGATCCCGGTAACCGACCCTATCACCTGGTCCTGGATGTAGACGGCCTGCTTGAATTGGCCCTGGCTATTCAGCTTTTGGGGGTTTGGTAGTTGCGCTACGGCAGATGGTCCTGAATACAGGTTGGCAAGAGTTGATGTTTTGACTCCGCTTGCTACCGTGAAAAAGGCGACAACAGCGTTTTTGTAGAGTGGATTTGCTAGTTCAAAATCCCTGATCGGCGTGCGCACAGGCATGGTCAACCCCCGTACCGGCGCGTTTGAAACGGCCGATTGTTCTTTTCACGATTATGGTAAAGAAGCGCGGAGAGATACCCGTCGGCCAGGGTGCGCCAATCCCTGATAGTGGACGCATCCAGGCGCTTCACCGGGCCATCGCCAATCTCGGCGGCAAGGCGCGTCACCATCCAAAGCTGCCAGGTTTGGTCGAATCCGTGCGGAACATCACCCGACTGCTCTCCGCCTTGCTCGCCAAGAACGGAGCGCGAGTAGGTCTGGAACTCGAGCGCGATCTGCCACACGTCAGCGGTACTCGGAACCGGCCACACGTAGGCGCGTTGCTCCTGCACCAGACGATCGATGAACAGGATCTCCGGGGAGCCTGCCGTTGCTAGGTTCGACTTCGCCTCGTACTTCTTGCGCCTACAAAGCTCGATCTCAGCCTGGCGCAGCCCGGTAGTGACATCGACGCGCCACGCGCGCACCGGAAACAGGATGCCGGTAGGCGGATAGTCCGCCCCCATCTGGTCGGCCAGGACCACGCTCGCCTCGGCCGCCGGCCAGTCGAACGTAACTGTTGCCGGCGAGAGCCAGTAGCAGCGCCGCGTGCCGGTGACCTCGGCCACGATCATGTCCAGCCAACGCAGCGTTTCGTCAAGCTCGTCCGGATCTGCCGCTTCGTCGTTGATAGAGAAAGCGCCCACCTTGCGCAGCGCGCGCTCGCCAACCTCGACCGCTGACAGCATCCATACAGGGAGCGGTGTAGCGGCGTTCTGGCTGGAATCGACTGGGATAGCCATCAGATCACCCCGATAAGTTCCATGCGCTCAGGGCTCGCGCGATAGCGCAGCGTGATTTCGTGCCCGGCGCCGTGGATGTCGCCAGTTCCGGCCTGCCCGCCCTGCTGCTCGTTCAGTGCACCGCCGCCGTTCTTGTAGATCGTGAGCACGCCGATGACCGGCAGGCTGATCGTTGGCGCCGTGATGGTGTTCTCGCCCACCGCGCGCACGCGGATCTCGTCGCCGTCGGCCAGGGCAAACCCAGTCGGAAACGCGGCAATAATCATGGCATCGCCTGTGCCGGTCGCCACGAAGAACGACTCAGCATCCCCGCCGCCGGATCCGTGCACGATATCGTTGATCGTCTTGGTGTCGATGTTCGTGGTGATGACCCAGGAGTAGTGGCCGTCCGCGGCGTAATACTCGAAGGCGCCGTTCTCGTCCGTCGTGAGCGGGTTCGGTATTGCCGTCACGCCCAGGCTGTCTGAATAGATCGTGGAAAGCGTTCCGGCAGGGTAAGCCTGCACCCGCACGGTTGCGCCTTCTACGGCGTTCCCTTTCAGGTCTATGACGCTCTCAAAACGCTTCTCCACGATGTACTCCTACGCGACTTTGCGATCGCTGCCAGGGAACATGGAATCGAGCATCTTGGCATCCATGCCGCCGCCCAGTTCGCCTTGGCCCATCATTTCAGCCAGGTGCCGCTCGCCGTCGGTCATGCCGACCAGGCTCTGGCGCCACTTGACCATGTGCGCGGCCAGTTCGTCTGACGTGGCATTCTGCTTCACGTCCTCGGAGCCGGGCAGCATCTTGACCAGCTTGAACAGGTAGTCGCGCGCCAGGTACTGGTACTTGACCACTACCTCGTCGACGGCCAGCGCCTTGAGCGGCTTGGACAGGTCCATTTTTTGGATCCACGGTATACGGATTCCAGTTGGACCGACTACCTTGAATGCGGGATCCGACAGAAACACGTATGCGTGCTCCATCGGCATGGTACAGCCTTTGTTGCTGAAAAGAAGATAGGGAATGGTTTCCGGTTCAGATCCGTCCTTGTACATGCGCACGATGACGTCGTGCCGGCGCGGCAGATCCCCGCGTTGATTCAGGTCGAACACCGTGTAGGTGCCGGCCTTGGCCTTGGTTGCGCTTTCTGCAGCTTGGGTTTCGGTGTTCATGGTGCTCCTTCACTTCACGGTTGAAAAAACGGGAACCAGGTTGCCCGGGTTCCCGTGTCAAGTGCCCGCTTTTCGCCCTTACGACTGGGTGATGATCGGCGAGCCGGTGTTCAGCAGCCGGTACGGCAGGAACACATATCCCGTTGCCGTGTCGGCGCCTGTCGTCAACGTCCAGGTCAAACTGTACGCCGGGGCAATGTACTCGACCGCGTTCAAAAGAGCGCTGCCGGTATCACCGACAAGCCCTGCGGTATCGAGCACGCCCAAGGTGATAAACCCGTTCGCGTCGCCACCATCGACCGGGTGAACCTCTCCCGTACCGACGTCGATCGTTTCGGTTGCGTCGACCGTAACGACCTTGAAGTAGGGGAATGGCTGCAAGACCATCCCGACGACAAGATCGAGCCCGGTGTCAACCTCGGTAGCGTCCGCGATCTGATCCGCAATGCTGAACGGAAACACAATCACACCGCTCCGGCTGTCCCTGTTTATCGGGACTTCATTGATTTCGTCAGGACCGACGCTCCACAGTTGCGTGGCATAGCCTTCGCCGGTGATGATGAAAAGGTCCACCGCAGCTACCGTGTTGGCCGTGTAGAATTCCGCGCCGCCCCTGGTGAAGGAAACGGGATTGGCCAATACAGCACCAGCTTTGTCGTACAGGGTGGCTTTCGCCTGGGAGCCTGCAGCGGTAACGAGGCACTTGCCGCCGGCACCGATGATGGCTGGTCCGGCAAACGCTCCGATCGGACGATCCTGGAGTTGGATTTTGAATTTTTGCATGATCTTCTCCTTCTCCTAGTTTGCCGCGGCTGCAGTTTTGATCGAAACGATGCCATAGTCCTCGCGGGCGTTGGCGTCGTATTTCGACTTGTACTGTGGCTTGAGCATGCCGATGATGCGATGAATCCCCAGGGCGGGGCGGTTGCCGTAGTCGGTGTTGTCCGACTCGTCCATGCCCGGGGTACCGTCGTCCAGGGCTGCGTAGCCCATTGCCTGCGCGCCCATCAGGAAAGCCTGAGCGCCGTGGACGGTTGAAGCAGCGCCCCAACGCGAGCCGGAACCAAGACCGAGGGTGTTGAACACCTTCTGGTGGTCGTAGATCACGACTTCGTTGATGACCTTCTTCGCGTTGTTGAACAGCGGATTGTCCATCCCGCGCGGCATGGCTTGCGCCTGAATCGCCTTGTAGTCGGAAGTCTTTTCCAGATCGCGGCACTGCTCGGTCGAGAGCACCAGGATGTAGTAGGACTTGCCGCCTGCGCGGATCGGACGGATGCGCTTACGCTTGGCAAACGCCTTCGCCTGGGTCACCAGATCCCAGGTGCAGGTGTCAGCCGTGGTAATCGTATTTTCCGATGTTGCCGAACCGGCGTACATGATCCGGTTCGTCGAGGCTGCCGCCACGTCGCCAGCGAAGGCGAGCGATGGGATCTGGCTGGTTGAGCGCGTCGACCCGTCGGTATTCAACGTGAAGGCGCGGCCAGCGGCCACCAGGAACAGCAGTTCGTCGATCAGGTCCGCCAGCCAGAATGCGAGCACATCGCGCGCCTGCACCCGGAAGCGAATCACTGTTGCCTGTTCGGACATCCGACCCTTGGACCGGCAGCCATTGCGTAGCTGGTCGATCTGGATGGTCTGGGCGTCCGCCAGGATGGGTTGCTCGTTTCCTTCGAGCAGGTTGTCGCCGACCACACCGCCGGAAATGTCCCCGATCAGCGGCATGACCGCCTGGGTTCCCTTTTCCGTCTTGGTGAGTTCGGTTATTTTCTGAATCGGCTTTGACGTGTCATCGGTGGAATTACCCATGAACCCGTTCGACATCCAAAAGTTGTCGTCGCGCCCCTGCTTGGAAACGTGGAGCGAGTAGATCTTCTTCTGAATGTCCGTCAGTGAGCCGAAGTCGGTAAGTGCCATGACTTGGTTCCTTTTTTTCAGCGTGTCAAGCGGACGGATTTCCCCATCTGCTTCTGGACAAAACCAGGGTTTGACTCTAACCAACGGATGGCCGCGTCCTCGCCTTGAGCAAGGGCCGCTGTTGCCTGAGCCTCTGATGGCTCGCCGCCGGTAGCCCCGGAGCCTGTAGCGCCGATATTCGGAGGGTGATTCCCCGCAAGCGTGAGTTTCGCCTCGCGCTCCGCAGCCGTTGGCTGCCCCGATACCGTTGAACCAGTCGCCACACCTGTCCCGCCTGTTGCCGCACCTTCTGCCGCCGGTTGACCGTAGACTCTGGTGGCCAAGGCACCCATACGCTCTCGCAAATCCTTGGTTCCGAGCGGGCCGGCCTGAATGGGTTTCCCCTCCATGGTGGCTTGCTCGTAAGCGATCTGTTCGAACGGCTTGAGTTGGGCCGCTGTCAACGAATTGAGAATCGGATATCTCTGGACCAGGGTGGTCACATGCTCCTGCAAACCAAGATCGTTGGCCGGCTGGGCGTTCGCAGCGATGATCTGCTCCGTCTGCAGTGCAGCCAGCGTGCGCTCGCGCGCCTGGATCTCGTTCGTCTTTTCGGCATACTCGCGCATCGTCATCCGGCCGCCGTCGACTTCCTCGGCGATCCTGACGCGCTCGGCTGCCAGAGCCTGCAATTCCTGTTCCTCGGGCGCGATCTCCGCCGCCGCTGCCTGGGTACCGCCCGCCTCATCGGCGAACTTCCCGGGGTCAACCAGCGTCTTGAGCACACGATTTTCGCCTTCCTTGACAAGCAAGGCGCCCTTCAACTCCGAATTCGCTTTTCGCAGTGCCACGATGGCCGCTGTGGAGGCGTTATGTCCTGCTGCCGCTGTAGCCGTAGTGGCCGCCTCGGTGCCTGACTCTTTCCCCGCACCCGGTTCATCTGCAGCAACAGCACCCTTCTCCGGTTCCTTGCCCCCTTGCTTCGGTTCGGCCTTGGCCTGAGCCTCGAGCGCTGCCAGTTCGGCGTCCTCGGCCGCAAACGGATTGTCGGGCGCCGTCTTGGCCGCCCCCGCTGCGCTCGACTCTGCCGGAGCGGCTGCCCCAGGAGGAGTACCTTCGGCCGCGGCTTGCGCGATTGCAGCCTTGGCAGGTGTATCGGTGTTGGTGGTATCTGCGTTCTGGTCCATGACTTGTCCTTTATTTACAGGGTGGATCCACCCGACACGCCCGATGGCCGGCGACGCCTTGCTGGGGATGACGCCCCGGCGCGCAATTGGCCCGATTGCCCCCGGCCACGGGGTAACACGAAATCGTTATGTCGAAATGTCGTCACAGTATATTCACCCGCGGCACGGAATCCAGATGCTGCGGACTCGTCCGCTCGCCCTGCGCCACCTTCACCTGTTGAGAATTCGACATTTCGAGCGCCCTCTTATGCTCGGAATATACACCTAATGCGGCTTGGCAATGGTTTTCCCAGTCGAACACGGTATATTTCTGCAAAACGATGAACGGTTTGTCGCACTCGATCGGGATCTGCAGGTCGCCGTCGGCATCCTTGTAGAGCAGGTAAAACTCGCGCCCGCCGCGGATCCAGCCAACCAGCCAGGCGCCGCCCATCGAGCACTGCTTGTTGATGTATCGGCACACGTTCATGGCGTATTCTTGCCGGTACGGCTTTGGCGCCCAGGTGTCAGCGTTCGAGCTGCAGAAGATCCAGCGGCCGTCGGCGGTGTATGTTCCAACCCAAAAAGCCAGATCCGGCGATTCGATGCGCTCGAGCCAGCCGCGCACTCGAGCGCGAAGCCACTGCTCCGGCATCTGATGCACGTGGTCGACGGCATCCGACAGGATGATTGTCGACGGCTGTCCGCCCTCGCCGGCCAAGGCATCGTCGTCGCGCATTGTTTGGTCGCTCATCATTGCCCCATAAATTTGCCGCAGTTCGTCAAGAGTAGTCTTTGCGCAGAAAGCAACTGGTTGATGACTACGCCCATGCCAACGTCATCCCCAATAATAGCAAATGCTCCTGGCTCAGCATTCAGCGTATAGGCCGCACTTCCAAACGGCGCGTAGGTGAGATCGGTGGCAAAGCCATTGATTGCGAACGCACCGGGACCGGCGTCAAGATTCAACGCTTTCACATTGGTCGTGTTAGCGCCAGCTATGGAGAACGCGCCAGGTGAGGCAACCATAATCCTGTCTGAAATGGTCGCCGCAGCGGTTCCGCTGATAGCGAAGGCCCCTGGCTCGGCATTGAGAGCGTAAGGGGTGCCGCTAGTTCCGGCTGTCAAATCGGCTGCGATCCCATCGATTGAAAACGCGCCGGCTGCTGCGTTTAAGACAACGTCTTTGGTGTTGGTGGTGGCGGTTCCAACTATTGCGAAACTTCCAGCTTCGGCATTAAGTGTCTTACCTGCGCTTAGTGCCGCGTCGTTTCCAGCAATTGCAAACGCGCCGGCCGCTGCGTTTAAATTCATCGCCTTGTTGCTGGTAGTCGCGTTTCCGGCTATGGCAAACGCGCCGGCCGCTGCGTCGAGCGTGTTAGCTACTGTCGCCGCGAAATCCGAAGTGACTACCCTACTTCCGTGGCCGCTTGTGTTTCCGATACGAGCGTTGACATCGTAGGTCGTCATGCCAGCCGCGGCAGTGCGTTCCCACGCGAGTTGGATGAAGATATATTCGGCGGACACGCTGAATGCGCCAGGATTGACCGTAATCGTCGAGTCCTGGGTAGCTGAAGTAAGAAGGTTTGTTACTCCGGTACCGGCCGTGGCGGCACCTGTGACCTCTACTGCGCTTGCGCCGCTTTGATTCGCTCCTCTAAAAATACGCGCATACGCCTTGCCTGCGTGCGTATCCCCGCCCGTATTGGCCCTTACGCAAAGGGATATGGTCCAGTTCGCACTGGCGAAGTTCCCGGTCAGTACGGTGGGAGAGGTCCAGAAGTCGCCGTTGGTCGTGTCGAGTGTTCCGTCCGGAACCGTCGTGCCCGTGAAGGTAGATGCAGCCCGCTCTACGTCGTTGAACCATTCGCTCCTATTCGTCGAGCCGGTGCTGACGATCCAGCCGGTGACGGGCGAGCGGAACGCCTCGGCGCCAGGATCTGTGTCGGACAGGTCCGAGCCGTTCGAGACGCTGGCGTTGGTGAGATACCAGGTCTTGGCGGCCATCAGTCGTTGTAGAACTTAGTGATGGGACTGCGGAAACCCTGCAACCAATAGAACCAGCGCCGCCAAAGCGGGAGTTGATGCCACCACACTTCATCCCAAAGCATGGCTAGGTGAACTTCGAGAAGGTGGATACGCTCGGCGTCGGTGAACCCTGGCGGAGCATCCTGGATTGGATGTGCGCCGCGAGACATCAGGCCCCCAACGCCGCGCCCTTGACCCCGATCTCGATCGGATCTGCAATCATGGTGTGGTGCCTGCACCCACACACCTTGCAACGCTCGATCGTGATATCGCCAGCTTTGGTGACAATCTCGAGGTTGCGTTGATCCTGGCAACACTGCTTTTTCTGCCCATAGGTCATATCGTTCATGTTTGTCCTTATGGCGACGTGATTGTGAGGATGGTTCCGGGGTTCGCGTTGTTAAACTTGACGGTAAGCGTGTCGCCGTTGTTCAATGTCAGCGACGAAGCGTAGTCCCACCACCCAATTACAGGTCTGGTAGCTGCCGCCCCGGCCGTGTTGTCGTACAGGTAGAGGTAGCGGAACGCCGTCATGGCCGCCGGCCCTCCCGTAAACACCACCTGATTAGCGGCAAGGGTGTACGTACCAGCCGCCTGTGACGCCGTAGTTACTGTGACTGCAGCGCCACCCTCGGTGTACCCGTTGCCGGCCGCAATCTCCACAGCGGCAGACCCGACTAACTGATCCGGGGACAATGAGGTATTGACGTCGGTATCGGTATTGACCGGTGTGGTGCCGGTAAGACCCAATTTCAGGGCATCCGACGACAGGTTGAGGTTCCCACCGTTGCACAGGTCAGCGACGAACTGGTTGAACCTTACGAATACAGCCATGATTGCTCCTTATGCCTGTGGCGCTAGGCTATGGTTTTTCTGAGAGCATCGATCTTGCTCTCGTACTCGTTTCGAGTGGCGGTGGCCTTCGCAATGGCGTCTGCAAGCTCTTTCTCGCGGGCGGCCAGACCTGATTCAGCCTTCACGAGCGCTGCGTCGCGCTCCTCAAAGGCCCTCTTGGCATCGGCCTGCTGTTTTTTCAAGCTGTCGAGCGATGGTTGAATCGAGGCTTCCAGGTCGGAGAGCCTGCGTTGCGTCGCGGCACTCGCATATTCGAATCGCTCGCGCTCCGCCTTAAGAGCATTGCGATCCTGTTCAATGCGCTGCATTAGGCGCCGGCCTTCGCGCTCCGCCTGTTCCGACTTCTTCTTTGACTCTACATCCAGCGCATTGGCAGAATCGATCAGTTGTCCGATCTTCGCCTCACGCTGGGATGATTCCTTGTCCCTGGCGTTAGCCGTTTCGATCAGTGCGTTTGCCTGCTCTGCAGCAGCCTTCAATTCAGCCAAGCGCGCGGCGGCTGTGTCTGGATCGGAAACCAGTTTAGCCAGCCGTAACGCAGTGTCGATATCCTGTTGGGTTCCGATGCTAACTGGTCCGAGCATGTCGTTCTCCTCAAGTGTTGGTGATGACCGCGATCTTGTGCCCGGGAGTTACCCCAAAATACTCGGTCGCCCCGGCCGGCATGCGCTTGTTGTCGGCGGTAGCCGTTGGATTGGCGCCGATTGCAATAGAGCAGATGGCGTCAGTGTGCACGCGGATAACGCGCGTCGCGCCGCTGAACGCGGCAGACTGTAGCGATCCGGCGCCGATCACCACCGGGGTCTGGTCGGTGATGCACGGCTCCTGGGGCGCCGCGATTGGGGCCGGCTCGGCCCAAGCTTTGGCCATCCCTGAGTATTCGGCGACATAAAGTTTTGCCATGGTCTAACTCCTTCCCAGTTGCCGCAGCGCCTGGCGTACCGCCAGCACCGACGGCTTGATCCTGAATATCGAGCGCAGGCGCAGTTGCTCCTGCACCGCGGCCTCGAAGCGCTTCTTCTCCATGTCGCTGCGCTTGCTCATGCTGCCGCCTTGTTTAGAGTTTCAACGTAGCGCGCGAAGTCGCCGACGTACTGTTTCACGCCGATGTGAGTAGGGGTAAAGGACGAATCGAGCATGATTGGAAAGCCTAGCCGGCTCAACTTTTCGCACGCGATCATGTCCTCGCCCATCAGATCGCCATTGACTGGGCATACATCGAAGATCCAGCGGCACGTCTTGCCCTCGTTGCGGTATTCCTCGGAGGAGTCCCACAGCGCGTATAGTGCGCGCCTCGATAGGCGCAGGAACCCGGTGCCGATGCCTTGCACGATCCAGAGCCCGGATTTCATGTCCACCGGAATCGGCTGCGACGCCTTGACGGTGTAAATTTCCTTGTCGTCCGTTTTCTTGCGGTAGGCCGCGCCGACCACGTCGACGTCGTGCGACATGATCGAAAGCGCCCACTCCGGTTCCCAGCGCATGTCGGCATCGATGAAAAACAGATCATCGAATCCACCTTCCAGAGCCAGCGCAACCAGATCGTTGCGCGCGCGCTGCACCAGGGAGTCGTAGGCCATGTAGACCGGCGTGGTTTCGATGTTATTTGCCGCCGCGGCGCGCTCGGTCAGGCGCAGCGAATTGTTGTACCAGACTTCGGTGCGGCCGTCGTGGCAGGGTGTTCCGATCAGCACTTTTCTCATGATATTGCCATGAACGTGATTTTCGGCAGCACCTGCAGATCGCGTCTGCACTCGCGGATAGGCTTCACTGCGCGCAGCGTCGCTATCATTTCCGTGACGACGTTCCGCTCGCGGTACACGCGCTGCAGGACGGCGTGAGCATCGGCGCCTTCGTATTCCTTGCTTACGATAAGTTCCAGTGTTTCAGGCTGCCAGTCGCCACGGTATCCGTAGTCAGCGCGCCAGTAGTAGGGCTGGGAGAAATAGCCAAAGCTTTGGATGAAATAGGCGCGGACGTGCGTGGGGTCCTCCCAGGCATCGTCGCTCGAGCCGTAAGGGCAGCGAATCGTAATCGTCGCGTCCGGCTTGGCGATGCGGTGAAGCTCCTGCATGAGCGAGAGCGTGTCCGTGATGTGCTCGATGACGTGCGACATCATGAATTGGTCGACGCTGTTCTCGTCGAATGGCAGGCGATTCTCGCGTAAGGCCGAGAGGTCCGCCGTTAGATCAACGCCGGGCAGAGCGACCTGATCGACGTTGATCCAGCCAGGCATAGCACTCCTTCCGCAGCCAAGATTCAGGCGCAGCAGGTCGGATGCAATCCGGGTTGCGGGCCCGGGATGAAACTTGCGGATTGCAGATTCCATGGCTAGGCGGCCCCCTCCAGTTTCTTGCACCTGGCGGAGAGTTCCTTCACCGCGTTGATAAGCGGGTAGACGAACGCCGACGGCCCCAGGCGCTGCATGCCGTTCGGATCCTGCGACCAACCATCGAACACGGTCACGCCGCAGGCATCGAGCGCGGCTTTGACGGCCTGCGCGGACATCCCCTGGCATTTCGTGGTGCTGTCGATATGTTCCGTATTCGGGTCGACGCCCCACTCCACCGGCCACTCGTTGACCGGCTTCCAGGTGAACTCGAACGGCTCGAGTTGATCGATGAAGCTCAGCCCCAGAGTGGACGGACCGATGACGTTCTTCTTGCGAATGTCGGAGGCTTGGTCCCACACGGCATCCGTGCCGAAGTCGCACCGAATCTGCGTCGCAGATACGCCGATGACGACTGCCGAATCCGCGAGCCCGGTTGCGGTATTGCCGATTGCGATTTGGTTAACCGATCCCGCCGCGCTGGTCACTGCAGCCTTGCCGATGCAGACGTTTCCGGTTCCGGTCGTCAGCGTGTTGCCAGCGCCAGAGCCTACCGCTGTGTTGGAAACTCCGGTGGTATTGAGACCAAGAGAATCGAAACCGACAGCGGTGTTGTTCGCCCCGGTGGTCGTCATGGCATCCAGGGCGGTTGCTCCCACGGCCACGCAGTTGGTGCTGCCGGTGGCAATGAGCATCGCATCCTTACCGACGGCGACGTTGCTTGCCCCAGTCGTGTCCGCACTCAAGGCGCTGAGTCCTACCGCGGTGTTATTCGACCCGGTTGTCAGGGCATCGCCTGCGGCGGCACCGATGATCGTGTCACCAGTAGCGGTTGTAGCGATCAGGAGCGCATCTTTACCAACAGCAGTGTTGCTTGCTCCGGTAGTAAGCGCACCCCCGGCATCCAGACCCATCAGCGTATTGTTGGCGCCGGTGGTGATCGCGTCGCCAGCAGTTTTACCGACGGCGGTATTCCCGATGGCGCCGTTTTGCACCAAGAGGGCACCCTTGCCAATGGCGACGTTGTTGGTTCCGGTCGTTTCCGCTCCGAGCGCGTCCAGACCGACAGCGGTATTGTCGATGCCGGTGGTGATCGCATCGCCAGCCGCCGTACCGACAACGGTAACGCCGGTCGCCACCGTCACGGAAAGGCCGGCGTCCTTGCCGACCGCGGTGTTGTTAGTGCCGGTGGTGTTGGCCTTGAGTGCATTGGCGCCGACGCCGGTGTTGCTTGCGCCAGTCGTGTTCCCTCCGAGCGCATCCAGACCGACGGCCACGTTGTTTGCGCCGGTCGTATTGGCATCCATGGCGCTCGTACCCACCGCGACGTTGCCGATGGCTCCGTTTTGCACGAGGAGGGCGTCTTTGCCAACGGCGACGTTGTTGGTTCCGGTCGTTTCCGCCCCGAGGGAATCGAGGCCAACGGCCGTGTTGTTCACGCCGGTCGTCACGGCATCGGCAGAGGTTGTTCCGACCGCCGTGTTGCCGGTCGCTACCGTGTTCGCTTTGAGAGCATCCTTCCCGACTGCGACGTTGTTGGCTCCGGTGGTCGTTCCGCCCAGCGCATCCAGACCGACCGCCACGTTATTTGAACCGGTAGTGATCGCGTCGCCGGCCGTGGTACCGACAGCAGTATTGCCGGTAGCCCCGACTTGCACCAGCAGCGCGCCCTTTCCGATGGCGACGTTGTTGACGCCAGTGGTTTCGGCACCGAGCGCGTTGAAGCCACCCGCGGTGTTGTTGGTTCCAGTGGACACGGCATCGGCGGCGAGCGAGCCAACGGCCGTATTTCCGGTTCCGGTTGTATTCAGGAGCAAGGCATCCTTGCCCACGCCGGTATTGTCCACGCCGACGGTGTTCGCCGACAGGGCGCCGATGCCGATGGCGACGTTGCGCGCGCCGGTGGTGTTCGCGTCGAGCGCCGTGGAGCCCAGTGCCTGGTTCGTCGCCACTTCACCCGTGCCGAGCACGTTCAACTGGCGCAGGTTCGTGAGGTCCTTGTTGGCGTCGACGACGAGCGCCTTGCTGGCGGTAACGGTTCCGGCCGCTACACCATCGAACACGGTGCCGGTTCCGAAGTCACCCATCCCGGTCCAGTCGGTATTCGCGGCGCGCCCGTGCGACCGATACCAAATGACGGAGAGCGGATTGGCGATGTCGGCGTACCACTGGCCGACGAAATCCGGAACAACTGCGGCAACCGGCGTGCCGCTGCCTTCGAGATAACCGATTGCGTCGCAGATATCCTCTCGTCCTACCTGCGGCGCCATCAGCGTTTTCAGTACGGCTGCGCTTGCTTTTTGCAATCCGTTTAGTCTGAGTCCCATGATAATTTCCTTTTACGTGATGAATCGTGAACTTCCTAAGCTCCCATGGCTGCTGCTGGTGCGGGTAAAGCTGGTGCTGCTGTTGGTGCTACGCTACCACCTTCCGGCGGTGCGTTGGGTTTTCCTTGCGCGCTGCCCGCACCTGGCGGAGGCCCGGGTGGCTGGATCTGCGCCGGGTTGACCATGGCGCCGGCCGCCTGCGCGGCAACCAGCTCGTCCGCGGTGATGAACCCCTGCGCACGCAGGTAGGCGTTCATGCGCTGCTTGATGAGTTCCTTCTGCGGCAGGGTGGAGAGGTCGATGGCGATGTCCTGCACCATCGGCAACTGCACCACGCCAAGCTGAATCATGTTGGTCAGTTCCTCGAACTGGCTTGCCATGAAGGTGGCCGAAAGCGGGGTTTCGTCGATCGCCAGGGAGTAGCGCCCGGCGGTGACGTTGTTCAGGATGTCGCCGGTGGCCTGGCGCGAGTTGATGCCGATCGTGTTCCAGAGGCCACCATCGCCCTGGATCTTGAATATCCGCGGTTCGGTGTAGTGGTTCTGGATGATTTCGAGCTTTTTCTCGCCGCACAGGTCCTTCGTGCGCTTCATGTTGTCCATGTACATTTCGAGGCCGAGCACGGACTGCTTCTGGCGCGCCTCGATCGCGCGTCCGGACTGCACGCGGTCCACCTGGCCAAGCGCCGAATCGTTGATGCCGGCGATCTCTTTCAGGTCGAGGGTGGCGGCTTGTTCAAGCCGCTCGATGCCGGTGGGCATCTGTCCGGGCTGGATCCGCTCGGGCGGACTCTGGCCCTTGTACTCGATGTTGAGGCCGGCCGCGCCGCCGTGCTCCTCGATCTTGATCTTCTCCTCCTCGTCGAGGGAATTCTTCTCCCAGGTCCAGCCGGAGTGCGCGATGCGCGTCAGGATGTCGATCTGGCTCGAGCGCCGCAGGTTCACTTCGCGCGCCGGATCGATCAGGTCCTCCACCATGCCGCGCGTCTTGCCGCGGCGGAAATACGGGAAGTACGGAATGATGGTGAAGCTCTCGTATGGGCTCCACTGGTCGTAGACGACGATATCGCCGATCATGGTGGTCCAGCGCACGCGCTTCATCGGGCGCCACTCCACGCGCATCGGGAAGGTGCCGGACGGATTGCCCTTCGACACGTGCTCGATCAGCGCCCACTGCATCATCTTCTCGATCTGCGGCCGGGTGAACATTTCCGGGATCGGTTCGCGGTCGCCTGTCTCCAGGTTCACGATGCAGCGCTGCATCACGCGCAGGTAGTGCTGGCAATCGACTACCCGGATGTTTTTCCGGTAAGGATCCACCGAAGATGAGATATAGGATTCGATGGAGCCGAAACCAGAGGCAAACGATCCGAACTGCTGGCCCCCGAAAGTGCGCCACGGGGTGTGTTCTTCACCGAAATCCAGAATATCAGAAGGAACACCACCGCGATAGCCGCCGGAAACCACCAGCGGCGACACCAGTTGCGACACGCGCTTGCCGAACGTGAATTCGATCTCGTCCAAGTTCCACCAGCGGCCCTCGAACACGTAGCCCCACAGCTTGGGATCGTAGGTGTCCGCATCCGGGTCCGGGCGGATCGTGAACGGGTCCTTGGCGACGCCTTTGGTTTCGCCGAAGTCGTTTTTCTCGAAGTCGAGGCGCCAGTCGTAGTAGCCGCGGCCGCCAAGGATGCCGTCGAGGAATACTTCCGTGTCGACATAGGGCTCCTTGTTGTTGATCGAGATCTGTTTCACGATCTTAGTGAGGATCGCGGCCGTCGCCTCCGTGCTCGCCGAGTCATCGGTTGGCAGGAAACGGTTGTCGATGCGGTTCTGCCGGTGGTAGCCGACGACAAGGCGGATCAGTGGGGCGAGTTTGTTGAGGTTCAGGTGCGGACGGTCGTCGTCGTCCGCCTTCTGCAGCTCCTCGGCGGTCCACATTTTACCTTCGGAGAAATCGATGCAGCGCTTGGCGACTTCGGCCCACGAGGACATGGCGGCGTCGGCCCGGAGGTAGCGCTCCATCATCAGGAGCATCAGATCCTGGTTGTGGCAGCCAGGCATCATCATGGTGGGGTTGCGGATATCGGCGTAGGGGTCGGCGCCAGCGATCTGCTGCCCGGGCTCGATCGACGAGTAGCGGTTCGGGAGGAAGAAGTTGGCCGGCGCGTTCACGATTGGATCCAGCCTGGCGCAAAGCGCCGCACCAGCATGGTGAGAAATGCTTCACCCTGGATGCGCTTCGGCCATGTAGCGCGACAGAAACAGAAACCGTGGCCCCAGTTGATGTCGAACTCGAACACGAACCAGAAGCGGCGACCGTGGCCTATAGCGATCGACACGTCGAGAATGGTAAGCCTGGCCACGTGAATGTTGGCGTAATCTTCCTGGCCAATCGAGAGTTCGAAGATTTTCACGATGCTATCGCCCTGCCCGTTTTGCCCAGGGCTTGTTCGCTTTCGCACCAGAGTTCATTTTCTGTGCCCACTTCGGTATCGCCTTCATTCCGTAGGCCGGAACCTCGATTGCCACGTATGGTAACGCTAAATACTGCAGTCCGTCATGGGGATGTGTGTATTTATTTGAGTGGGCTTCTTGCGAGTACCTTGCGGGGCCGCTCATTTGGACGCGGCGGTAGTGGTATCCGCCACGGAATCCCTTGCGGAGCATGATGCACGATTGGTCCATCGCAAAACCGTTCGTCTTGTTTAGAAACCAGGCAACGGCGTCGCGGCGCGCGCTGAAATTGTTGGTAGGCGCCTCCTCGATATCGAATCCAGCATCGCGCACGATCTGAAATCCCTTTACCTCGTCGTTCTCGCTACGCTTATCGCCTGCCGGGTCGCCGACAACGATGTACTTCCACGGATCCCCGTTCCCGTCTGCCCGCCCGAAACGCTCGAGCAGGTACTGCTTGAGCATGTCGTTGGCAAAGCGCGTCATGCCGATCGAGCGCTCCGGCGGGACGCACTCGCCGAGCACAAGCAGGCGCCCGGTGGCGGAACACTGGCCCGGGATGGCGGCCGGCGAGAGGCCAAAGTCCAATCCAATGCGGATCACTTTTCCGTCTATGGGTTTCAGTTGCCGCTTTGCGCCGTGAATCAGGTCGTCGTACTCGGCGTTGTAGCAGGCGAGGCCGTCGATGACCTTGCCGTACTTGTTCATGACATAGATATCGACCCATTCCTTCGCCTTGCCGGCGACCAGCAGCAGCCAGTAGGCGTGCCCCATGGGCTGGCCGTTCACGTTCTCGGCGGCAGGGTTCGGGACGTAGGATCCCTGCGCCTCGAGGAGCGCAGGCGGCTGCTCGAAAAAGGCCATCAGGTTGCGGTCCATGCCCAGGCGGGCAAGCTGTTCGCGCAGGTTCTTCTTCAACTCGTCGATGCGCATCTGTTCGTCAGGATCGTCCGCGCCCTCGGCGAGGCCATACCACCAGTGGTCGTCGTCCATGGAGTTCGTGTCCATGATGACGCCCGCCCAGGTGAACGGCGCGTCCTTCTTCTCCGGATAACGCCCGACGCGGCCAGTTCCCATGTCCAGAATGGCGTTATCCAGCTCGGATGCTTCGTTCAGCCACAGGCCGGTCAGGTCGAGTGACTTCAATTTGCCGACGTCGGCCGGCTTGTCGCAGGAAATGAACACCACTTCCATGTCGACGGTGGTGCGATCTGGTAGGCGCAGGACCATGCGCGCGGTCATCGGCTCGCCGCGGTTGATCGGCGCGATCGACTCCGGTACCCACGCCGAGAAGGTTTTCATCGTCGTGGTTTTGAGCTCGCCGTAGGTGTTGCGAATCGCCCCCCAGCGGGTGCGGCGCTTGCCGTGGCGATCAGGGGCCTGCTGGTGCGCGCGGATCACCATTTCCATGACGCAGGCGACGGACTTCCCGGAGCCCATCGGCCCGCGAATCCCGCGAATGAAGGCATCGGACAGGTGAAACTTGGCGCAGGTGGGCTCGGCGTTGTAATCCCCGATGTACGGGCCGGTAGCAGTGCCGAAGCGATCGAGGACGGCGCTCATTCGCGGCGCCCCTTCATGTATTCGAATACCTCGAGCGCGCACACTTGCAGCGAGCCGATGATATCGGTGTTCGTCTTGTGATTACGCGACCAGAAGCGCGTCTTGTACGGGAACCCTTCCTTGTTTTCTTCCTCGCACACGACAACGATGCGTGCGAAGCGCTCCGGGTGCTCCATCGCAATGGTGGCGATCTCCTGCAGCCACTCAGCCGGGGTGCTGTCCTTCTTCCAGATTGGTAGCGAGGAAATCGAGGCAGTCATCAGCCGAATCTCTGGTGCGGAAATAGGCCGGAAGGCGCCGGCGCTGCTCGCGGTGAGCACGGCCATGGCCAGGGAGGAAGATCGAGGGAGGGGTCGGCGGATCGCGCGGTGTCTGGCCCCGCTTCCGCCGCCCCTGGGTGCTGCAGTTGCCGCGCGCTTGGTGTATCCGTGGTTGCGAGGGCTGGACTTGAACCAGCGACCTCCTGGTTATGAGCCAGGCGAGCTGCCAACTGCTCTACCCCGCGACTGTTCGTGATGGGCGCCGCCTCGGAAACCCGGCCATTGGGCTCGGTGCCAACTCCCTCAGCTTGTGGCGCCCCTCGATTCAAGGATAGACCTACTTCCCGCCCCGCGTCAAGCCCGCCAGCACCCCCGGGCACGTCCGCTTCGAGCGCAGCCGGCGCATCTGCAGCCGGTAATGCGCCCGCGGCCGCCTCGCCCGCCACCACTGGCGGCAGTGCCCCCGCCAATTCCTCACCATGCGTACCTCCGTGGGGTTCCGCGCCAATTTTTGACTTATCCACAGGTGTCAGTCCGCGCACGTCGGAAGCCTGCGATAGCACCCTGGCGCCTGCGTCCGCTCGCCATCCGACACCATTTCACGCGCTCCGAACTGCTGCTGGTGCTCTTTCCCGCGCTGGTCAACACCGAACGGCGCGCAATAATCCGGCACCTGCGCCGTGATCGGCCTCGGCTCCGGCTTTTCCTTCGCGTTGCGCACCTACGCAGCTTTTGGCGGCAGCTTTTCGACCAGGTCCACGGTGATGCTGACGCTCGCATACGTCACGTGGCCCTCGCCATTGGTCGAGAGCGACCCGTTCATCTGCGTGAACATGTCCTTGCTCGCATCCGGCATAAGCAAATCGGCCAGCGATTCCGCAGCACCGAGCACGACGTCACGATCCTGCTTGTGCGACGGCTGCTGCGACACCACCATTCTCATTTCCTCTTTCACGGCATCCATCAGCGCCGACTTGTTCGCGCCACGTGCGTTGAAGCTGTAACTCATGATTTTTTCTCCAGTTAATTTTAAAAAATTTTAGACACTGCCAGCCGAACTCTGCTCCACCTGTTGGGGTTTCGTCAAATGTTCCACGTGGAACCCAGTGAAAGGGGAGAGAGAGAACCCGCTCTCTACACGCTGTCCTCCATGGGACCCGCCGCGACGCGATGCCGGTCCGCGCGCAGCCCCCGTGCCGTGCGCATGGCACGCGCACGCGGCGCGCAGATCCTGATGGCCGCACCCCGCTCGGCATGGAAGGTGGGCGGCAACGCCATCGACCCGCATCGACACGCTGCATCCCGGCCGAACCCGACACCGAAGGAGCGACGGCGCCGTGCTGGTAGGGATATGGACGCCCATTGGACGGTTCAGAACAGGTCAGGCTTGGAAACCGGCGATGGCGGCGGCGCTTCGGGCGTCGATATAGCGCGCGCAACAGGCTTTGGCGGCGCTTTACGTGGCTTCTGTCGAGATTTCGACACCACGCTAGGATGCGCCAGGACGCGATTTGGGGCGTTTTCCGCCTCGTGGCTACCTTGGCCCCGGCGAACGGGCGACTTTTTGGCCTTGGCCGGCAGCAACCGGCGCGACGTGGCATCCATCGTGATGGTCCTGCCATCGATCACCGGCGCGCCAAGCTGCAACGGCACGCCACCCAGGTTGATGTTGAAGATCGCGGCAGCACCCGGAGGGGCTTTCTGCTTTTCGAACGCGCCCTTGGCCTCCAGGAGCGTGCGCAGCGGGCCATGTTTCTCGGCCATGCGCACCTTGCGCGTCTTGACCAGCATGCGATCCTCGCCGCGCCCTTCCCAGTGCTCCTCCTCCACGTAACTGGCCACGGCGGCGGCCGTATCCGCGTCCCATTCGTGGGGCGGGCGCACGTTTCCCTGCTCGTCAAACAGATTGCGCACGTCGGAGCGGCCGAGGCGCGTAAGTTCATGTTCCAGTTGGGCAATCGTGATGCCTGATTTCTCCGACCACGATTCGACAACACGGCGAATTTCGGCTTGGACGCGAGGATCGGCGAAAAGGCGGCGCGCCTCTGTCTTTGCAGCGTTTGCGCTTGACCCTGGGTAGGCGTGCTGGTAAGCCTTGATCTGATTACGATTTAGCGCCCAATGCGCGGCAAAGGCGTGCATGGCGGGCGTGATGAATGGCAAGGACGATCGATAGGCGACTTGCTGGTTGCTGAACGATTCGTCGTCGATGTCGTCTTGCAGTGCAGGTGCGGAGTCTGCTTGCATGGTGGCCTGATCGGTAAGCTGCGTGCTGGTCATAGTTGAGGCATTCTCAAAATGCCCGCCCCCAACCCCGCCCGATATTGACCTGGGCTTGGTAATGCGGATTAGGCACCCAAGCAGACGATGGTGTCAATACCCTGACAGGGGGGCGAATCGTCCGCTTGTGTCAGTATTACGACACGTCCGGAGCATGGGTAGGCGAAGGATGCGAGTTTTGCCCTGGTCTTTCGGCCGACGCTGCACTTGTCCAGGTCGATGAGGATAGGTGGAGGACGATTGGAAATATGGGGATTCGGGGCATGCTCGGGGCCGCGGGGATCGGGGAAGGGGGGCGGCCAGCAGACGAGGTCGAGGGCGCCTCTGTAGTGGTCGTCGCAACCACGGGAGGGGACGAGGAAGCGGGCGCGCACGTACCAGCCGTCTGCCTCAAGCTGGCGGGCGATGATGGCCTTGTACGCTTTCGGGGACGTGGCGCGGCTGACGGTGAGCCCGCGCGCCAGTTCGACCACGTGAGCAAGCCAGGGATTCAAGCGGCGCGCAGCGGCGGGGGATCGTCGTCCGTGGGTTCGAAGTAACGCTCGAAGGTGGCGCACTCGTCCTGCCACAGGTCGAGAGGTTCCTCGCGCATCGGCGTGATGCTGGTCAGGTGGCCATGGCGCCGGTAGAGCAGGTTGCCGCTGCGCTTGCAGACCAGTACGCGGCGGCCACGGTCTAGCGCGTGTTCGAGCAGATCTGCCGCTGCCGCGCTCTTGCCTTGTCGCTTCGCGTTGAGTTCCAAAACCATACCGCCCCCAACCCCGCCTGTTGATGGCCAGCAGCATACGCTTGTCGGATGGACTTGACAATGTATTGCGCTTGCGCTAGAGTAACAGTACGGGATACCAATCGAACGAGCCACGACGCTAGGCACACTGCAAGCACGACGGCATCCGACGAGCGGTATCCCACACCCGATAACCACACAGGAGCCAACCATGACCAAGACAATCGCAACCGACCTTCTGTATCGCTGCATCCGACTGGAGAACAGCGTGACCACACCGACGGCGCGCAAGTATTGGGCGCGGCGTTACGATCACTTCCGCGCCTTGTGCGTGCGCATCGGCTGGATCGACTAAGAGCATACCCACGCTTGCGCCTCGCAGACGGAGGGGCGCAAGGGCGGGACTGTTCCCGATACCAAGGAGCGCACCATGAGAGTCAGAATCATCCTGAGAAACGCAGGTGGACCGCTGGACACGCAGTACGCAGAAACCGATCCGGTAAAGGACGACGAGCGCGGCGTGTACCCGGTCAAGGAAAAGCTGGACGAAATGCTGGACCGCATCGACCTTGCGCCCGGCGACACCATCATCATCGAAGAAGCCTAGCAGGACGAAACTCAGGCGCGTCGCAGCGCGCCCGCTGATTCACCCCGCAACCACCAATAGGAGCGTTTCACCATGAAACTCGCAATCACCCTCCCGAACGGGAAGCGCGTAGGCGCAGATGCCTACGTGCGCGCATGGAAGCTACTCAAGACCCTGCCTCCGGCCGAGCCGGTACGCGGATGGACCTGGTGGGCAGAATCCGCCCAAGCCGTGCTGCGCGACATCGGCCGAGGCTGCCAGGAGCGCATCAACAGGCACGATCGCACCATGCGCGACTGCGGCGAGCGGCGCCTCTACACCAAGGTGCGCAACGCTGCGCGCCGTGGCGCTATCCGCTACGAGTGCAAGGGCTGCGGATCGCCGCTCGATTTCCTGCGCGTCAACCCGAACAATCCCTCAACCCGCTACTGTTCCCCGGAGTGCAGACAATGACCAGTCACGAATTCGCCGCGAAGATCGCCCAGGATGGCGCGGCATCCTTCACCCTGCAACGCATGATCGCCACGGCTGCCGAGCGCGATGTGGTGGACGCCCTGATCGACGCCGAGGCGCTTGTCGCCTTCTGCCGCTTGCGCGCCGAGGAGGCAGGCATTCCCATCAACAACGCGCGCATCGCCGATTTGGAGGCTGCGCTTTTCGCCCTTCTGCGCAGCACTGAATCCGGTTTGGCATCAACAAAGGCGCCGTCATGGGCCATCGCGTGCCACGCGCAGGCTGTGCTCGCAAGAGACTGCGCGGCCGATTTCTCCAAACTGACCTAGTAGCGAGCAGACTGTATGCCCTTGGCGACGAGGGCATACGGGCATCCCGCCACAACCCACACCGAAAGGAGCAACACCATGGACACAGGCAACACCACCTACACCAAAGGCAAGGGCGGGCATCGCGCCTGCACCGCCTTCCCCCTGGGCGATGCGCTCGATACGATGGGCAGGCCCGGTACGCGCGTCCTAGATATCACCACCTACAAGTTCTCGGGCGGCCTGGGCACGTTCGCCTCCTGCCACATCGAGGCGGGCGGCATGATTTCCTTCTTCATCGGAGGCGACTTCCACAAGCGGGCTGCGCAGCTCAACGGCGCGCGCTGCACGGAGAAATCCGTGCGCGAACTGCATACCGCAGTCATCGACCAGCAATCGAGCGCCATCCTCGCCGAGGCGCGCGCATTCTACGAGGCAAAGGACGCGGCCAAGGCGCTGAACGCTAAGCGCGACGCTGAACTGAAAGAGGCGGACGAGAAAGCCGCATACAGCAGGGCGATGGATTACGGCACGGTTCGCCCCATCCCGGCGTAATGGCTACCTGGGCGTGCTCACGCGCGCCCAGATGGGCAACGATGCCAACAACCCGACAAGGAGCGTAGCATGAAACGAAAATACGAGTTCACCGGAGAGGTAAAAGTTCATTTAGGGACAACCCTCAAGCAAATCCGCGCCACGCTGTCATTCGGCGTCGTCACCAAAGGAGAAATTGGTGGGTGGATCAAGGGGGAAGAAAATTTCTCTCCAGATGCGCTGGTGTCCGGCGATGCGTGGGTGTTCGGCGATGCGCAGGTGTCCGGCGATGCGCTGGTGTTCGGCGATGCGCAGGTGTTCGGCGATGCGTGGGTGTCCGGCGATGCGTGGGTGTCCGGCAATGCGCGGGTGTCCGGCGATGCGCAGGTGTCCGGCAATGCGCGGGTGTTCGGCGATGCGCTGGTGTTCGGCGATGCGCTGGTGTTCGGCAATGCGCGGGTGTCCGGCGATGCGTGGGTGTCCGGCGATGCGTGGGTGTACGGCAATGCGCGGGTGTCCGGCGATGCGTGGGTGTACGGCAATGCGCTGGTGTTCGGCGATGCGGATTTTTTCTTTATTGGCCCAATCGGATCGCGCAACGCGCAACTCACCGTGCACGCCGACGTGAAACTTGGCATTCGCTTCACGACCGGCTGTTTCTCCGGAACGGAATATCAGCTTAATGAAGCCATCCAGAAAACGCACGGCGACAACGAGCACGCGATGCAGTACCGTGCGGCCATCGCGCTCGCGTTGATGGTGGTGAAACCTGCACAGGTGAAATCATGAGCGATATCAGACAGGGGGCGCCGCACCCACTCGCCGAGGTCAAAGCCTTCCAGAAGCGCGAGCGCGCCAAGCGCGCCGCTGTTCGGAGGTTAAACGAGCAGACTACGCTTGAGTTCGTGGTGCAGGTAGATCCTCATTGCGTTGGCATGGGAACGCTGCAGAGGGAACAGCTATCGATGGCGATTTATCGCGCGATCGAATACGCGATGGACAACGATATCGATGGCGCGGAAGCGTTGAACCGTGACGAGGTAGGCCAGGTGTCGGTTCTGGTGGTGCAACCATGAAAGGTTCCAGCAGCAACAGATTGAGAGAGAGGGTCAAGGGGGTGAGAGCTAACCCCCTTGCCAATGCCGCATCGAAGCCGAAGGCGAAGAAAGGCTATATAGACCGAGACTACCACGGGTATTTTGTCGAGGATGGCGCTTTGCGCCAATTCACTACCTGTCGTGGTGTCCGGTACGTCCACCCACAATCTATTGTGGTTGAAAAACGCTTGACAACAACCCATGGGGGGGTAAGCCGTGAACAAGTTCAAGAGCGGCCGGCGCCGCAAGTTCGAGAGCCTGTGCCAGATGCTGCGCAGGCACGCGCTCGCCGAGGTCAAGCACTACCTGATGCCAGCATACCCGAGGACCCTACGCTTTGCTGCAATCACCGTGCTACGCGAGAGGAAAGTATCATGACCAAGGGCGTGCACAGAATACCGGCAGGCTCGAAGCGCGCGCGCCAGATGGTGCACGCTAAGGGCGCCGTGCAGCGTGACACGCTTCCTGCATTATCGCCAGAGCAACGCAACTGGAACGCGCAGGTGGAAGCGAAGCGCAAAGCCAAGGGAAAATCATGAGCACCCAGGACGAGGACGACTACTACAACTCGCGCAGCAAGCAGGAGAGTGTGGCCATGGCGGCATGGTGCTTCGTCGCCGTGGTCACCCTGTCCGTTCTGGCGGCGATCAAGCTGATCCTGGGAGGCTACTGATGGACAAGATCACGAGGGCAGAACTGGCAGCGCTCGATGGCGCGCCGGATGCGACGCACGCCGTGTTTCGCAACGACGGATCCCTTTACTTCTGCGCCTCCCTGGTTCTTCCTGACGAGTACATGACCCACGAGGAGGAATACTGGCGCGGTATCGGCATGACGATGAAGAAGGTAATTAACCAAGGAGAAACACCATGAAAAAAGCTGTAGCTGTTCTGTGTGTCGTGTCAATGTTGTCCGCTTGTGCCAACACCGGCGCAGGGTATCGCCCGCTGATCGACTCGAAGGGCGTTGATTACAACCGGTATGAGGGCGATCTGCGCGAGTGCCAGGCTTACGCTGCCCAGGTGTCGGGTGCGGCCGATCGCGCGGCTGCCGGCGCCGTCATCGGCGCGCTGTTCGGTGCTGCGCTGGCTGCTGCTGCTGGATCTGGCTACAGCCGCAATTCGAACGCGGCCGTCGGTGCTGTGGCCGGCGCCGCTTCCGGTGCTGCGGCCGGCGAGCGCGATCAGCGCAGCGTAATCCGCCGCTGCCTGCACAATCGCGGTTATTCGGTTCTCCAGTGAAGCTCATCAAACTAACCAGGGAGGAAGGCCCGGCGATCGGCATCGAGCGCGAGCTTGGCCGCATCGAGCCGGTGGACGCGCAAACGGACGTGGCGCTGGTGCAACGCATCGTCGATTCCTTCAACGCCTGCGATGGCCTGTCGGACGCATCCGTGCGCCTGATGGCGAACGGCGGCACGAAGGCCGGCAATCTGGTCGAGCGCACCGTCGCATGGTCGCTGTTTTATTCTCACAACACCCGCATGGCGCGCGCGTTCCTCGAAAAGGCGCGCGCTGAGATTGCGAAAACCAAGGAGCCAATATGAGCAAACTCGAACACATGGACCCGCCGCGCACGATCTGGATGCGCTACACCGACAACGACGGCAAGGTACACGTCCAGGAGCATCAAGTTTGGGACAAGGACCGCTTCCTGTCCGCGCGCGCCGACGATGCCGCCAACGAGCGTAGGAAGAAGCCTGATGGCAAGGCGAAGGCAGAACAGATCAACGAGGACCAGTACCGGAGCGAGCGGTGAGCAAGGTAGAGATAGGATCGAAGTACGACGGACCGTGCTTCGACAAACCCTGCTTGCGCAGGCTCCCAATCGGATGGGTGCTGGAGGGGTCGATCAAGCCGGACCGCTTTCGGTGGTGGCAACGTACCGACAAGTGGGTGGCGATCGTCGTCGCTCTGCTGCTGTTGGTTGCCTGCGCGCAGGCGATAGTGCGCGCGGTCAGTCCTGCGCTGTGACAGTAATCTGCTTCGCAAGATGCTCGACTAGCTGCAACACTTCGTTGGTCGGATCTTCCCTGTGGGGCAACAGGCCAACCACCTGATCAGACTTGAGTAGCCCTTTGCGCACAGCATCCAAGAGCGGCGCTTCCCTGCCGTTCTTGTCATGCCCAATGCTAGGGAACCACTTCGGTTTCACGCCAGCATCGCGCGCCTGCATCACAATCGAACGATACGACTCAAGGAAGGCCATGCGCGCGGCCACTTGATCTCCCTCATCGAGCAAAGGTCGAGCAATACCCCACGCCTGTGCCATATCCTCCGTCATCACCACGGTCACGCCCTCGTCACGCGGAATCATCGCCCATGCCTGTTCCGGTGTTGGCCTCCCATCATCCAGGCGCCCGATGACGTCTGCAAGGGTTAGCTTCGACCTAACTTCCCGCCGGCAGCGCGAGAGCGATCCAAGCACCTGCTCCTCTGGATACTTCGCCAGGTCATCGGCGAATACGCGCGCCGCCGCTTCTGATAGTTGCGTTCCAGTCAGCTCGCATGTTACCGCGATCGCCTGTAGCACTCGTTTAGAATGGGTCGCCATGTTTTTTACCCTTCGCTTCAGTTTCTGCGATTAGTTTTCCGAACACGTTGCCGATAGCCGCAGTTTTGTCGGTGCTTCGTGCCTGGGTTTCAGTTCCTTGGTTTCCGGTGGCCCATTCGGTTCTAAGGCTCTCGGCATCGCGCAGCAAAAGGTTGACCGGGTGCTTGGCCGACACGTAGAGCCCCCTGTTGCTCACAACGTAGAACGCGGCTACCCCAGGTGATTCCTCGACACCTATGCGCTCGACGAACTGCTTCATCATGCTGTTCATCTGCCGGTTGCGCACCGGCTCAACGCCGTGCCGGTGTTGATAGGCTTCCGTGTAGGCAGCCCAGGTCTTGCTTGTTGGCGCTTCTGGTTTTATTGACCCATTCCCCCCGCCCTGCCGCGCGGTCGATGCCGCGGAAGCGGCAGCGACAAGGGGTTGACTTGGTTGGTGGTTAGAGGCTGGAGGTTGGTGGTTGACGGTTAACGGCTGATGGTTGGTGGTTGACGGTTGTATCTCAGACCCATCTATTGACCTATGGGTTGACCTATGGGTTGACTCATTGAGTTTTCTTTCATTACCCCATCGCTTATTGGCTGCCTCAACCCCTGATATTCTCTGCTTTTCTATGGTTGATTTTGCTACAGCCAGTTCCTTGTCTGCCCGCTCGTTATGCCGCATCCCATCTTGGCCTACAGGAAAGTAAGCGTCCGCTACACTCTTGACGGCGGCCCTTTCAGAAGCTGACATTGCCCGGCATAAGCGATAGAGCAATTTGTAGTCTGCTGGGAGCGGTTTTTCGCTCGAATAGTACGCATCCAACATGAGGTTGTACGCGCCGTGTTCCAGAATAGAAAGTGAGCCTGTTTTCGACAAATAATCGGCCATATATCGACGGTAATAGTTCATAGTTCAATCCATCCGAGGGACAGCCGCTGGCAGGCGGTGAACCCTGCCCAGGTCTGGCGCGCGCAAGAAAACACGACTCGCCTGTGCGGCTGTCGCTCCGATGGACTGCTTGTTGCTACGGTTCAATTTGATTCCTTGCGTGAGCGCCCAGGCACCACCCGGACAGGTCAACGGTACGCCGATGTCGGAATTTCGTCAATAGTCACAGCGCGCGCACCCCGGACGTTCCCGGCCTCCGCTCGAAGAAGCAGAACCGCTCCGGGTACATCAGCACGTACAGGCGCGCTAGCGACGGCCAGGCGTGATCGTTGATCTTCCAGCCGTGTTCGTTCTCGTCCTCGCGCAGCGTGCTTTCGTGGCGCAGGTACTCTCCGATCGTGCGGGCGCTGTAGTGGCGCCGGCCTCGATCCCATACCTTGTTGGCCTCGTGCTCGAACGCCTCCCACACGTGGTAGTTGCGCGTCACCCAATCCAGGTCGTCGCTCCTGAACCAGTCTGAGTGCGTGCAGATCATCATCAGCACCATGCGCTTGCGGTAGATGTCTGTCAGGAATGGCTTGGGCTCACCGAACAGCGGCGAGGCGCGCATGACGGCCGTCATTCTGGAACAACCATGGCTTTTTTAAGCACGTCGGCGTTTGAAGGATGGCGGAGTTTTCTTAGGGCTCTCCCTTCTATTTGTCTAACCCGCTCTTGAGTAACGCCAAACTCGGCCCCGATTTCCGCTAGAGTTTTTGGATCATTTCCAGAGATCCCATGGTGCATGCTTAAAACGGCAATTTCTTTTGTGGATAACTTATATGCGGATCTAGCGTCTGTGGGGATGTGCTTCCCAAGAAGCACTTGCTTCACCAATCTCGTTTCCTCGTTTGCCTCATACACATCCTCCGGGCTTGGAAGCGACATAGCCTCAGTGTGCTGTTCGAGCATCGCCTGCACAGCGCCGAAGTCCATCGTCGTTTCTCCGGTGTTGCGCTTCAATTTCATCATCAGTTGTTCGTCGGCCCACAGGTCGGATGGGCACGCGCCGAGTGCCTCCATAATCGTTTTCGCTGCAGGGATAAATTCACCGTGCTGATTGATTGGGCGATGCCGCATTGAAATCAGCCCGCTCAAATCGTTAGGCTCCATGTCGTTCTCTCTGCAAAAGCGAGCCAGCCCACCGTATTCCGCATAGCCGGCGGCCTCGATCGCTGACAGCAGCAGGTTGTTCCGAACGGAGACCTTGACCCGATACTCTTTCATTCCGGAACAATCTCCTTGCGCAGGTCGGCCACGTAGTCGTCGAACATGCGCGCGCGATCCGCCTCGGGCGCATGTGACAGCGTATCCACGATCAGCGACCCACCGAACGCCATCAGGTGCCCGTTGTTGACGACGCCCTGCATGCGCGCCTTCTGCAGGACCGTGGTGCAGGCCGTCAGCACCTGCGGCCAGGCTGCCTCGATCGCATCCTCCTCGATGCCGATCTTGCGCAGCATGTTCGTGACTAGCGGGCTGCGCCGCTGTTCTCTGTTTGCCATTCTTCCTCCAGTCAGGCCAGCGCCAGGTAGGCGAACGTGAACGCCACGCACGCGCACCCGGCCAGCCATATCCAGTTCAACGGTTCGCGCCGAATCATTTCCTCAATGCCCTCCAGGCGGCCTCGCAGTTCTTCACTTCGTTCGGCGGCCAGTGCTGCAACTCGCCGGCGGCGTCCGCTATCTCGAATTCAATGGCGAACGGATGTAGCGCGTCTACGAGGTCGTGAATAGCATGCTCCAGCAGAAGCTGCGCCGCGGCCTCACCTTCGCACGCACGGATGCGGCGCACCAGGGCGTGGTAGTTCACGGAACCAGCCCCCAATACTTGGCCGACATCGCGGCCAGGATGAAAAGCAACACCCAGCAGCCGATCCGCAGCTTGCGCAGTTCGTCTGCCTGGCGTTGCATGGTGGATTTCATAACCACGATGCTATGAAAACGCGATGCTGACCGGCTACGGTTCCTGGTAAAGTCACTTCGACTATCTCTTTCAACTCCACCATTCGATCGACGCACGCCAGCATCGTCCAAGTGTCACCGGAACAGCCTTGCATTACTTCCTGCAAGCGGAATGCCCCAGCGGAAGCAAGCAGTTTCTTCGCTGTGTCCCTGATGTGAATAAACATCACTTGGCCTGATTCGGTGAAGATTCGCGGCCGAACATCCAGGTATGCGTAGCTCACAGCGGCGCCGCCGTGCCGTCGGCCACCCAATAGCTCGCGCCGAGCCCAGCCTTGGCCAGATCCGGCACGTTCTTCTTGGAGAGCACCGTCATGCCCACCAGGAAGCTGATGCCATCGACTTCCTGCATGAGCGCGAACAGGCCATTCCTTCCGTCCTGGTCGAGCACGTCGGCGCTATCGAAGATCACCAGCGGCGACTTGTCGTGCATCGCCACGTAGATCTGGATCACCGCGCGCACCCGGTACTGCTCGGACTGGGACAGGAGGAAGTAGCGCCGCCCGCCGTATAGGATTTCCAGGTCGTCGTCGATCGTCACGGTGCCGTAGCCTGCATCGCTTGAGAGCGCGGCGAGCTGCCCGTTCGACACCTTGAGCGCCTTTTGCAACTTCTGCCGGCGCAGGCCCTCGGGCGACAGGATATCGACCAGCTTCTGGTTTGCCCCAATCTGGGCGGCAAGCGTTTCGCATGCTTGGCGCCGCTCGATCAGGTCCTTGTCGCGCGTGAGCCCGGCGAGGTAGTCACGGGCGGTGTCCACCGATTCTGTGGTCCCTTTGCGCTTCCTGGCCTCGGTCAGGCGGCCGTCTGCGCCCTTGTGCGCTTCGTACACGCCCTTGGCGCCGTTGTAGACATCCAGGGCCGTCGCCGCGGCCGCTTGCGCCGTCTGCACCATCACCGTGGACGCCTCGAAGGCTTTCTTGGCCGTTTCGATCTCCTTCCCGTTCGCCATCGACTGTTTGAGCACGAAAGAGCGCCCGCCGCCGACAACATCGACCAAACCGCCGCAGTGGGGGCACGGTATGGCGGTGGGGATCACGATCGCCTGCCTCTGGTTCTCCTTGGCCTTCAAATCGGCGCGCGCCTCCTCCAGGGCCGTTTCCGCCTGTTTCAGCGCATTCCAGGCTACGGCCTCGCCGCTGGACAGTTCGGACAGGTGTTTCAGGTCCGCGGCATCGGTTGCGACGTCGGCGAGCGCCTTCTCCAAGGCCGCCTGCGCCTCGGTGCACGCCGTGCCCAACTCCTCGAGGGTTTTCTCCTCCAGGTCGGCGCGCCACCCCTGCGGCTTCCAGTCTGCCGCCTTCTTCGAGCCGAACGACTCTCCGGCCTTCCCTTCCCACTCGCCCTTGCGGCGGGCGCCGTGTTCCTTGAAGTGCTTGTGCGCCACGTCCCAGCCGTTCGTCTGGGCCATGGTAATGACCTTCTCCAGGGCGTCGACGTAATCCGGGTCGGCGAGCGCCGGGATCGCCTCCTTGAGCGCTTCCCGGAGGTCGTCCATGGTCGGGTCGGCGTTCAGCAGCCCGGCAAAGAAGCGTTGCCGGTCGGCTTCGATCATTTCGAGCGGATTTATCAGACCGGCCGCCACCAAGCTGCATTGCAGTTTCCCGTTGCCTGAGGAAGTAAGCCCAGGCCATGCGGCCTCGGACACCACCTGCCCATCAACCGCGATGGTGGCATAACCTTTCTCCATGCCGCCCCTGAGCAACAGCTTTCCGTCCGTCTTGGTGAGGGCTGGTTTATCCGGACGATTCGACACAAAGAACGGTATCGGCTGTGAGCATGCGGCGGCAGCAAGTGCCTGCAGCAGGCTCGATTTACCGGCGCCATTGAGCCCAGAAACGAGGCTGATCCTGTCGATTTCAATATCGGCCTTCTCGCACCCCCTGAATCCTCTTACCTTCCCAACAATTTTCATACGTGTCTCCATGTTCTGCGGGTATAAATCTCCCACGCCGTATCGGGCGTGATTAAAAACTCGGCTGCTAATTCGTGTTTTGACGCCCCAGCCTCGCGCCTAGCCCTGAGTGCAAGCACATCTGCGGTGGTCAATTTGCTCATTGGGTGTTGCTCGCCCTTGAGGTACGCGACGTTGTGCCTTCCCTTGGAATACATATCCTTCGAGTTGTCGGACTTCGTTCCAAGAAACAGGTGGTTCGGGTTCACGCATGGAGGGTTGTCGCAGTTATGCAGCACGCACACCCCTTCCGGTACCGGGCCGCGATGAATCTCCCAGGACACCCGATGCGCCTCCTCCATCCGGTTCTTGTCGTTGTCCCAAATAGAGCCGTACCCTTTGTTGTTGGCGCGAGTCCATTCCCAGCACTCGTCTGGAGCGCCAATCTGGAACTTCTCAAAAAAGCGTTCCCGCAAAGGGCGGGCCGGCCTTGCCATGGCTATGCGTCACCGCCGAACAGGTTCGCTTTTTTCTTGCCCGCGACTTTCTTCGCCGGAGGCGCCTCGGCTTTAGTCCCTCCGCCCAGGGCAGCGTCGGCGTCATCCATCATGTCACCTGGCGGCTTGCCTGCTGGCTCGGAGCCCTCGGTTCCGGTCGGCTGGCCAATCGGTGGAGCCTCCGCACCGCCCGCCGACGCACCATTTCCAGCGGTTCCCACACCTTGGCCTTGATTGCCGGCGAGCGGGTTGGAGTCCTCGCGCTTCCGGGCCGCTTCTTCCTTCTGCGGTACCGGATACACGTCCTCGGCATTCATCATGCCGTCGGTAATCGATTGCAATTCGGTGTAGATCCGCGCCATGTCCGGCGTCGTCCAGTGTTCCGACGTGCGGCCGTACAGCGCTTCGACGCGCTTGATGTCCACGCCCAGGTCCTTGAGTTGTTGCCTGATCCACGTGCGCGCGCCCTCCGGGTTCTTGCCTACCTTGTCCAGCAGCGAGCCCTTGGCCGCGTCGACGGCGTAATTGACAAGCGAGCGCAGCGCATTGACAACCACATTGCGGATCGCCTTCGACTGGCCGATCTGGAACACCATGTCCAGGCTGCGCTGGTCGTCCTTCATGCCGGTGTCCTGGCCTTTGCGCTGCTGGTAGGCCCGGACCATCGTGAATCCGGTTTCCAGGTCCACGAAGCGCGCGTAGAACACCCAATGCTTGCCCTCGTCCATGACGCGGCAATCCACCTGGCAGTTCATGTACTCGCGCGCGAGGTCGTTGGCGAGGGTGATCGTCGGCCCCTCGATCCACACCTTCCGGTTATTCTTCCGGTCGTTGACTTCCCAGCCGTAGACGTACTCCTTGCCCGCGGCCGTGGCCAGCGCCTTCATGTTGGCCAGGATCCGGCTCATGTTGCGCGGCACGCCGACGCGCTGCGCCGTGATGATGTCGCCCTGCATGCCGGTCATAAAGCTCCCGGCGCGCGCCATGCCGGACTGCCCGGCCGGAACGACAGCACCCAGATCTGCGCCGCCCTGGTGGAACTGGAGCGGGTCCAGCACTTCCTGCATAGGATCCTTCAAGCGTGTTTCTCTCTGTTCGTTCGCCATCTAATTCTCCTTCGGGTTATTGCCGCTGTTCACGGCCTCTTGTAAATCGTTCTCCACCAACGCCATTTGAGACTGGATGCCATTCGCCAGCTTGTACATTTCCTCATGGTCAAACTTGGCCGCCAGGCCCCACTGGGTCAGCATCAACTGCAACTGCTGAGTGAGCATGTACGACAACTCATCGGACATGCCGCCCTCTTTCGCCATCGAGATAAACTTCGGCGCGTTCACCAGCGACATCGCAAACATCACCTTCTGGGCTCCGTGGAGCGCCATCAGGCTCGCCAGCGACGACTGCATTTCCTTCTTCGTTTCGCCCAGCGTCTTGAGTAGTTCGGCCTCGCTCATGGCCGATACTCCGATAGGGTCTGCGCCAGCCTCTGCAGCCAGTCGTCCAGGAATTGCTGGTGCCGCTGTAACGCTGAATCGATGGTCGTAGCGGCCTGCTGCATGTCGGCGGCAGCGCCGCGCATGCTCACGCCGGCAGATTGAACCTGCTCGGCGCCAACAAGGTGGATGTATTCCATTATCTTTTTTCCCATCGATTTATATAGCGCAAGGCCAACGAGCGAACCGGGAAGCGCGGAGTCACGTCGTTGAAAAGCGCATGCTCACCGAACAGATACCGCGCGAGCGCGTTATAACAACGGGCCGCGTCCTGCTCCGATTCATGGCATGCAATGTAGATATACTTACCAGCTTTCGCCGACTGCGTGGCCCATTTACCTGACCGCATAGGGTACACGCCCTTGAAGCGCGATCTACCCCGGAACTTCATTCGGTTAGCGTTTTGATGCGTTCGAGTCGAATGACGTATGTTTCCGCGCCTATTGTTGAGGCCGTCGTTGTCTCTGTGATCGATCTCAATTCCTGTTGGTTCACCCATAAGGAAGCGGTGCATATAAACGTGCTGACCGAACACCCATGCTTGCGCGTACCATTTTTTTCTGCGCGGGGTAGCGAACCAGGAAAAGTGCATCAGCGCGTCGTAATCATCTGCATCGACGTGCGCGACGAAACCTTGGGTAAGCTGGATAATCACTTGTTCACGCTCATTGGGCAAGCGGAAGTCTTGAACGCGAGGCACCAGCGGTCGCTGCAAAGCATCGAGCCCGTGTTTGCGCTGAAAATCATGGTGTCGCCATCACGCTCAAACTCCTCGAACTTGCGCTCCATGTCCAGGATCGTCGCCCCAGCAATGCGCTCTGACAGCGCCACGTCGTAACGAATCTGCTCAGGCAGCGGCTGTTCTTTGTCGATCGCCACGCGCTTGATGTAGTCCTCGGTGATGTGGCTGACAGGATCGCCATCGGCGCGCAGCAATAGGGCATACGCCCCATATTGTTGGCCGTTCACGCGCTTGGCGACGCCAGTTTTCAGGTCCATTACACCATCGTCAGTAACGTCTGGCTGGCCGGAGAGCGTGTTCCCGCGCTTCGTCAGTTTCTCGATCCTCCGCTCGACCGTTCGTGGGCGAAGATCATCCTCAAGGTGTAGCCGGAACACGCGGTAGTGGCGCAGTACCTGCTTCTGCGCCGTGTTGAAATTTGGCGATACGCCATCCCATTCAACTCCATGCTCTATCGACTTGCTGAGCGCCTCAAGCCCTGCCTGTTCCGTTTCGGTCTGGTTCGCGCTTTCGCCAGTGTCTATTTTGCATTGCATGGTAAAAGCAACAGCCGCATGCGTAGCTGTGCCAATAGCCGGCCCTGCTCGCTGCGGCAACTGGCGAAGCTCGTAGCCGAGATCGAGGAACATTTGCGGCGCCGTGCGCGCGGCGGTCCTTAACTGGCAATCGGACCAGCCAGGCAGCGACGACGGGCGAATTACGATCGCCATTTTATGAGCTAAACCGCCCATCAATCACAACGTAAAATTCCTCGCCGTTAATTCTGACTGGCCGCAGGCGCTTCTTTTCCAGGATGCGCTTGCAATCTCTGATCTGGTTTAGCGTGATCGTTTGTGGGTACGGGCGCAACGCATCGAGTTGATCAGCATCCCACTGCAACCCATCGTAGAATCCACGATCTCCGCCGAACAGTGGGTTGGTCGACGTGATGATCTTCCGCACCGGCATGAGCACGCCGCTGCCGATCACGGCGGGCGCGAAACCGGCCGCGAGGATACCGGCCATGCCACGCAGGAACCCGCGCCTAGAAAGGCTCATGTCCAAACATCCCTTCGTCTTTGGCTTTCTCTACGATGTCCAGCAGTTCCCGCTGGCGCACGGCCGCTTGCTCAACCTGGGAGGCGCCCGGGATCGTGCGCACGTGCTCCACGCTGCGCTCGACTTCGGCCTGGCCGCCAATTTTTGACGCCAGGACGAACAGGCGCCTGGCAATGCGCTCGCGCAGGCTCATGGCTGCGTGCCCTGGCCGCGCGCCCTCACGTCAATCACGCCCCACTCTTGTCCTGTTTCGTGGTCCTTGATGATGTCGCCGTCGACCGTCCACCGCGGGCGATTGCCGCCCATCGTTTCTTCAGGGTCGCCGCCAAGGGACACAATCAGCGCATCGTCGGCGGTTAGGTTGGACAGATCAAGCGCCTGCGCCCTGGCTCTCCGATTGCGCTCCTCGAGCGCGACGCCGTGAGCAGCCGGATCCTTGGCGATGATGTCCGCCACGACTTCCTCTGTGGTGCGCTCTGCGCCCAGGCCGGGCAGCGTTTTTGGGTCAAAGGTGCCACCGACGAGATCGCCATCATTGTTCTGTGCCATGTGCGGGAACCCTCAAAAAACGCTTGACAGCGTGTATTGCTATGTCGCTATAATGCGGAAGCGCAAGACCAATGTCAACAATTATTTTGGGCTAACGATGATAACAGTTCAACAGGCAGCAACCAACTGGCGCGTGTCCGAACAGCGTGTTCGCCAATGGGCATCGACCACGCCGCCGCGCATCAAAGGCGCCAAAAAGTTTGGGAAGGTCTGGATGATCCCAGACAAGGCCAAGCGCCCGGCGAAGCTGCGCAACGGAGCGAAGGCGTGAGAGAAACGATATCGCATACGATGGTGCCGGCGCCGGCCGGATGGTACATAGTGGAGCTGGTTGACCCAGAGGATCCTGAAGGACCATATTCTGGTGACGACGTCATCAAAAGCCCAATCTGCGCGTTCAGAATAACGCATACCACATGGACAGACAACGACGAGAAAGGGCGCCCTCACTCGCATCAAGGTTGTTGGGCTGCCCCCATTACGCTCGACCTAAACGACCCAGAAGGTGAACACTGGGTCATGTCTCCCGGTGGCGAAATAACGCAGTCAGAGAACATGACTTTGGGAGGCTTGCACGAGTTCCTTGAATACCACAACAAGGAGCGCGAGAAACTTCGCGCAGCGAAAGCCTAATGGCCACTCGCATCATGGACGAGGCGGCCTACAAGAAGCACCAGGCCAAGTTCGGGCGCACGACGCTGCGCGACATCGCGGGGCCTGGTGCAAAGGCCGCGCTCGACAGGAGCGCCAAGAGGCGGGCCAAGTTCGGTAACGTGAAAACCGTTGTCGACGGCGTGAAGCACGATTCCAAGCGCGAGGCGAAGCGCTACCGCGAGCTTGGGCTCCTACTCAAGGCCGGCGAGATTGACTTCCTCGCGCGCCAGGTGAGATTCATGTTGCCGGGCGGCGTCGAGTACGTGGCTGATTTCGTCTACGGCACCATCGCTCCTTCTGCTGACATGAGGGCGGGGTTGAGAAAAGGCAAACCGGAAGCGCGGCACTTAACCGTCGAGGACGCCAAGGGCGTGCGCACCCCTGAATTCAAGATCAAGGCAAAGCTCATGAAGTCCGAGTACGGCATCGACGTGGTAGAGGTCTAAATGGCTGGGCCAATGTACACCACGATCGCGGAGAACTGGCTACAGGTGCCCCGGAGAGCGGCTGACAACACCAAGGCGCGTGATAGCGCTTCGCTTTGCAACCACCATAAAGGAGCAACATGAAAATCAGACCGGCACAAGCAATACTGAACGAGATCCGCGAGGGTGAGGCGATGGGCGAACTGGCCCAAGCCTTCCACGACTGCATCGCCAACGTGCGCGAGCACGGCAAGCCCGCGACGGTCACGGTCACCATCACGGTGGGCACGCTCGGCGAGAGTCAGCACAAACTCGTCGAGCCGCCCATTATCATCCGGGCGGCCGTCAAGACCAAGCTCTACGAGCCCGAGCCGCCCGCAACGGTGTTCTTCGTCGACCAGGACGGCAACGCCACCCGCAATCAAACCCGGCAACAGGAGATCGCGCTATCGGTCGCTGTGGCCACCGGAGAAGGGAGTAAATAGCAATGGCAGACATCGATTATGGCGAGGTAGGCAGCAACATCGTCTACACCGCGCTGCACGCCGGAGCCGCAATCGCGGATCCGAAGAAAAACCCGGAACCGCACGGCCGCGCCTACGCCGTGGTGCCG